TCACGTAGTCACCAGCTACTACGAGACCGATGCCGATCGGTTTCTCGGCGATCACCAGGAGGCGTAACTGGCAGACCGAGGCCACCTCACCGTGTGGTGCGCCTCGCGTCTGGGAGTTAGACCCAGAAAAAAGACAGAGAGGACTAGATGATGTCGATATCGGAGCTGGTCGCACAGCTCAGGGAAGCACATCCCGCGGCCGAGGTGTTTGAGACTCGGCCCAATACGGTATTCTCCGGCCGGCGGCCGGAGGGTGACCCGGCAGGTGCCATCATGTTTGAGCGCCTGCCAAGCGGCCAGAGACGCGAGACTCGGTTCGATGGGACATCTGGTGTCCTGATCCCATTCGAGACGAACGAGTACTGGCCGCGGCCGCCCGGCTGGTTCCTTCCTCAGAATGAGGACGGAATGGGCTGGCGTAACTGACAGACGCGAGGCGCACCTCACCGTGTGGTGCGCCTCACGTCTGGGAGTGAACCCAGAAACGAAAGAGAGGAGACAGAAATGAACAGACAATACTATGCCCTCACCAGCCAGAATCCCCAGCTGCTCGGCTGGCGGATCGTCGGCCTCGGCGTAACTGCCGCCGAGGCCGAGCGCGTAGCCATAGCTACGTTGCCCCCGCTGCGGGCCGATGATCTCTTCGCCCAGACCGACCACCGCAATCTGCGCATCGTTAGCCGTACCGAGGCGCGGCGGCGGTACGGCATCACTGATCACGTAGTCACCAGCTACTACGAGACCGATGCCGATCGGTTTCTCGGCGATCACCAGGAGGCGTAACTGGCAGACCGAGGCCACCTCACCGTGTGGTGCGCCTCGCGTCTGGGAGTGACCCAGAAACGAAAGCGGCTTACTGGCCGGCAGTGGGACCGGCGGGCCGACGCGATCACGCTGGAGGAGATTGAGAGTTGATGACCAATCAGCAGAACCAAGCACCGCGCTGCCGGATCGAGGGCTTCATTAACGGCGTTGCTGCCGCCCGCAGTGGCGCACTTTATCCCGTCCGCATGGGGCGGATGGAGATCGCCGATCTGATGGGTTGGCAGGACAGCGGGCGCGCCGTGCCGGTGATCACCGGCACCCTCAGGCTGCTGGCCGAGGGTAAAGCGGTCAAGTTGACCAGTCACAATGGTCACGTCACCCTGCTGCCGCTGCGCGACGACGAAGACGGCTCTGGCCTGCCGGCCAGCCTTACCACTGTCTACACCTCCGAGGGGCAGACAGTGGAGCAATGGCCGCCGCGTAGTGAGTGGCGGCCTGTCGACGGCTCGTAGTATCACCGTGTGGTGCGCCTCGCGTCTGGGAGTTAGACCCAGAAAAAAGACAGAGAGGACATAGATGACAACGAAGATCCGTCAGGGGTGGAAGGTCCTAACACACGACTACCGCCCGTACAAGGGGGCGATCCTGTCTGGGACGGGACTACCCTGCCGTGGACGTTGCCCGCCGTGCCGCTGGACACGACCACGGCGGAGTATGGGTCCGGCTGGCACTATTGTGCCACGCTGGCTGCTGCCCTCCAGGTGGCTGGGCTGTGGCCGGACGGCTGGCCGGTCGTGGTGCTCAGGATCGAGGCGTCCAAGGACGCACTCCCGCGGGGTCGCAAATACCGTGCGAGCCAGCTGACGATCATGCGCCGCGCCGACGACACCGAGATCGCCGAGGCGATCCACGCGCTGTCGGCCGGCTTCGGCCGCCACCAGGATCAGATGGCGGTGGAGCAGCTCGCGTGGCGCGAGGCCCTGGGCCGACCGCGGCACGATCCTGTTGCCGTCGAGCGATGCTTGCGTGAGGCCCTGGAGGCCCGCGGACTGGCCGCCTGGCGGCTCCAGCCCTTCGACACGGCCCGGGACGCCTGGGCCGCCTGGGCCGCTCGGGCCGCCGGGGCCGCCTGGGCCGCCTGGGCCGCGCTCGTGGTGACCTATGCCTCGCTAATGTCATGGGTGCCTCGGGCACCCGACCGGCTTACCAGAGGGCTGCGCGAGGCGTATGCCGGCGGACTGGCGCTGGCGATCCCGGTCGCGCCCGGCATCCTGGGTTATGCCCTGGTGGAGCGCATGCATTCACCAGGTACGCCGGTGTCCTAGCTGTTCTCGCTGTGTGAGACCGGCAGCCGACGAGGCCAGACTCGCGCAACTGACAGAAGAAAGAGAGGAAGAGAGACGATGAGACTCCTGCTCAATGCCGCCATGGTGCCCAACCCCGGTATTTTTCGCTACCAGCAGATCAGCCGCGACGAAGCGGTTGCCTGGCTCAAGAGCGCTGCGCTCGCTCCGGAGCGAGCGCAGTCCTACATTGGCTACCCCCAGACGGCAGAGCACATCAATCAGCTCTCCGGCCGCCGGATGGACGTGCCGCTCAATCGCGCCAAGTGCACGATGCGCCTCGGTGATGAGGCCTTTGTCTGCAAGCTGGCCTACCGGCTGGAGAACCCCGCAACCAAGGGCCAGCCCCAACCCGAGGACTGGGAGTACGGGTTGCTGGAGATGCTCGCCGATGCCTAAGCGCCGGCGAGTCTGTCTCGACTGCGGCGCGGCGCTGGTCAATCCTCATGCCTTGCGCTGCCGATCTTGTGCCGCCCGGCAGCGCCACCGGACGCGGCCGCCGGCTACCCGCTGGACGCCGGCGACGGGTGCGCGGGCGCGGGAAGCCGCCCAGCGCAAGCACGCGCTGGACGCTGAGGCGCACCAGGATGTCGAGCGGCTGCGGGCGGAGGTCGCGCGGCTCCGCGAGGGCGCGGCATGACCGGCACCAGCAAGGGAAACTACCACACCGGCCGGCAACGGCGGATGGTGGCTCCTACCAGGCAGCGGATGTTGGCAACGGCGGTGGCGTTCCGCTCCCCGCCCGAGTTCGGCGGTGGCGCCATCTTGCCGGCGACCCGGGTGGCGAACGTGGCGCACGCGCTGCTGACGGCGGTGAGCTACCAGTCGTACCCGGGCCAGTTGGATGAGGTGCGCCAGATCGCGCGGCAGCTCTACCGGCTGGCCGAGCTGCACGAGGCGGGCGAGCTGGGCCCGATCGTGGACGACGGTTCACCGTTTTGAGCGAGGCGACGAGACTTGACGAGAGAGGAGACGAGACGATGGCAGAGACGCTGTACGACGACACCTATACAGGCGACCGTTGGACCTACGGCCTCACCTACCGGCCGCTCGGCTACGCGCAGGTGCCGGCCGGATTTATCGTTTGGTCGGACCGCCCGCATCCCGACTTCCGCTTCGGCACCATCGACTACCCCGAGCCGTTGCCGGAGCGCGTGGCGCAGCAAGCGAGTCTCACCCTCGTGGCCGTCATGAACTCCCGGCTAAAGCCGGGGAGCTTGTGCCTAGAGCTGCACCATGAACGCTAACGCCCAGGGACAGCCCCGACACGTGCGTCCACCTGGCCGCGGCTATCTGGCGGGCGCAGGACGAGCGGGCGGCGCAGCGGCGGCAGTTGCGCGTGGTAGAGAGAGGAGCGTAGGCGATGACCTTCGACGAGATGAAGTGCGAGCTCCAGGAACGCGCACTGGAAGAGTTTGAGGCCCTCACCGAGGAGCGCCGCCTGGTGGTGGAGTTCGACGCGAAGTGCGCCGTCAAGCTGCTGTTCGCGCTGGCCCGGGCCTCGCACCATACCAAGGGGATCATCCGCGAGCAGTGCCTCGAGCTGGGCCGCGATATCCAACGGCAGTATCTCGAACCGGGCAGCGTGCTGGACGGGTGCGTCGATCTCATGTGGGAGCGCGACGACCTCGTGATGAGCCTCGTGGAGACGATTCCCGTGCCGGACGCCTTCCGCATCGCGTTCAAGGAAGTGCACCGTGAGGATTGACCCCCTGGGCCAGATCCAGGAATTGACCCAGGCCCTCGCTCAGGAGCAGCGCATGCGCCGGCGCTGCGGCGAGCACTGCGCCGCACTGGAGCGTGAGGTGACGCGCTTACGGGTGCTGCTCCATGAACTGCTGGACGACGCGCCGGCGGTGCTGCCGGACGGCGACGGAGCTATCGTGCCCCGCCGGGATCGCGCGGCCTACGCGGCGGCACTGGACCGAGCGCGTGCCGTGCTGGAGTCGCCTACGCCGCTACCTTCGCCGCCGCGAGCACCTGGTCGATAGCGGCGGTGAGTTCAGACACCGAGTACGGCTTGCCGACGAACCCCGCGGCGCCCAGCCGCGCCGCCTGCTGCCGGCCGTCCGCGGCCCCCGAGCAGACGACGATCGGCGCCGTGCCGCCCTGCTCGCGGTAGACGCGGGCAAACGCCGGGCCGTCCATTCGGGGCATCTGCAGGTCGAGCAGGATGGCGTCCGGCTCACCGTGGCGGGCGATCTGGCGCAGCGCGCAGGCGCCGTCGTGCGCCAGCGTCACCCCGTAGCCGTCCAGGACCAGGATCTCTGCCGCCACGTGGCGCAGCACCTCGTCGTCCTCGACCACCAGGATATGCCTGCTCACGTCGCTCACTTGAGCACCTTTGGGACAGCGCCGGCGTCTTCGAGCGCGTTCTGGGTCCATGAGAGCAGCGCGATCACCCCCGCCACGGTGGCGGCAATCAGCACGCGCTTGGCGGTATCCGTGTCCGGGAGCGTGCCGGGGGACAGGTTAAGCGCCATCCAGGTCGCCAGTAGCGTCCCCACGAAGGACTGCACAAAGGTCCGGGTGGCGCGTTTCAGAGCATCGGCTAGGGGCACGGTTACACCTCCTGCAGGGCTTTGGTGATCAACTGGTCGGTAGTACCGCGCTTCAGGCGGCGGCGGGCTTCGAGGTGCCGCAGCAGGTACTCGAACTCGGCTTTCAGTGCGTTGATACGGGCTTGGTCGACCTCGAGCGCGCTGATTCTGTCCAGCAATGCTTGACGTTCTTCGTGGGTCATAGCGTCTTCCTCCTGTTGCGCGGCTAGTTTCGTCAGCACCGGATACGGGTCGACGTAGCCGCCGTAGCCGTTGCCACGGTCGAACCCCGGCGGCCGGAGTCCCAGGTGCAGGTGCGGCCCGCTGCTGTTGCCGGTGCTACCCGAGAGCGCCAGGTCTGCGCCCCACGCGACGCGCTCGCCGGACGCCGCCAGTGCCATCCGGCAGTGGCCGAACAGCCAGATGCGCCCCGAGTCGGCGGTCAGCGTGCCGTAAATGCCGTAGCCGACGAGCCGGCCTTGGGCGTCGATGTCGAGTCCCGTCCACCACACGCCCGGCTCCGGCGCCCGCAGCAGCGTGCCTACGGGCATGCCCAGGTCCAGCCCGTTGTGGCCCTTGATGTCGTAGATGCGGTAGTCAAAGTAGCGCATCTCGCCGAATAACTGCGTGATGCGGTGGTCACCGTCCCAGGCCAAGCTCTTCATGGCTGCGTCTCTTCCTTCGGTTGCTCCGGCGCTTCCTTCCAGGTATGGACGCCGCAGCCGCGCGCCCGCTGCCCCTGGCCGTGCCAATAGGTTGAGCCGTGCCGCTCAACGGGGACCCGCCGGCCTTCCAGCCGCCAACAGATTGGGCAGATGAGCGGCGCCGGGCTCATGCCACCGCTCCGGTGGGGTCGCTGCCGTTGAGCGCCTGGCGGGCCAGCAGCGCGCCCCGGATCTCCAGGATGCGGGCCTGCTGCTCGGCGTGCTCGCGGGAGCCGCTGGCGGCGTGCGTCTGCTGGAGCGTCATGAGCCGGTGGAGCGACTGCTCATGGCCCTCGATGCGCTCCTGGATCAGCGCCAGGGTCTTGACCGTCTCCGTGTTCACTGAGAGTAGGCTGTCCGTGCGCCGTTCGGCGACGCGCCAGACGACGCCCAGGGCGGCGGCGATGCCACTGATACCGGCCACGAGGGCGCCGCTGAGGGTAATGCTGTCGGGGATCACGAGGCGCCTCCCGGCTGGCATTGCGCCCCGTTGCCAGGCGGCTTGGGCGCACTGTCGGTGATCTTGCCCGCGCCCACTTTGAGCGAGTAGACCCGATCTGGGGGCAGACCTTTCCCCAAGAGCCAGCCATGCCACAGCAGACCGCCCTGCTCGCTGCGGAACGCGATCGACACGAGGGCGTCGATGAGCGCGGCGTCGAGGACGGCGCCCACGCCGGGTTTGGTGTTGGTGGATGAGGCGGCGAGTAGGTCCCCTACCACGTGCTGAGCGAGGAGTTCCGGTGTCCCGTGCAGTTCGGCGGCTGGTAAGTCAGTCATCTGTGCTCTCCTGCGGCGTGCTTGGCGGCCCATCTCTAGTTCGGCGTGTAGGGCCCGTGCTGCTCACGTTGACGTACGCCATACAACGTCTCGATCCGCCGCTGTCCACACCAGCAGCATATCTGCGGCTGTTGCGGTGGAAATGTAAGCACCGACGGCCCGTCCTCATGCCAGCAGTGAGTAACGACGCAATGCCTATGAGCCACTGCCGGCTCAGTTATATTCACGATGATTTCCTTCTCGGTCTCGCTCATCCTATGCCTTTCGTCGGCGCCCTAATTCAGCCGGGCTTCGAGGGCGGCGATGCGCTCATAGAGCGCCTGGATAGCCGTTGCCGCGTGTCCAAACGCACTCACGGGGCTAAAAATGCCGCCGTCGTGGTGCATCAACCAGGGGGCTTCATCTGCCATCGCACCAGCGTAGATCGTCTCGTAGTCGCCCGTCCCGCGTGGACGGGAGCCATCGTCCATTACGGACTTGTAGGTAAATTCGTAGATGGGTACTGACAGAATGCGCCGTAGCGCTTCACCAGAGTCAAGGCGTCCACGCACATGTTTGTACTCTCGCTGTGACGCGGCGGCCTCCCAGGTACAGGTTCCACTCCCGTTGGTTTGGAGCTGCTCGCCAGCATCACCATCGTCTGGCGGCAGTGTCCACGTCCAGGTGCCGGCGGCGGCGGCGCCCGTCACTGTAATCAGGCCAGAAGTGGCTCCAGCCAGGCCAAGAGTACCTTGCGTCGTCCCAGCCAGGCCGACATGTAGCAATGTAGATGGTGCCGTCGTCCCGATGCCGACGTTGCCGTTATTAGTAATTACCATATGTACATCAGTAGCGTCGGCAGTTACGACGTCACCGGAAGATCTATTCATGAAATATAAAGAACCGCGATTCCATCCAGAACCGTCATCTAGGTAAGCGATTGCCCCCTTACCTACACGATTAGCATCACTTCCTGTTTCAAATACGATACTCGGGCCAGCTCCAGCGAAGGCAGTGCCTCCTGCTTGTAGTCTTAGAAGATGTTGTAGGGTTTGGCTAGTTGAACCTACGATATCAACTAGCCGCTGTGGCCCCGCCGTCCCGATGCCGACGTTGCCGCTCACCGTCAACGCCGCCAGCGTCCCCACACTCGTGAGGCTGCTGGCCGTGACGCCTGAGGCGAGGGTAGTGCCGGAGAGGTCGTTGGCGTTGACCTTCTTGCCCTCGGTGCCGTCGTGATCATGGCCGCTCGTAGCGTCGAGTACGTCAAGGCGCAGATTGTTGTATTGGCCGGCGAGGATATCGTCAAGCGCTGCGACGGTGCTGCTGTTGGCCATACGTTAGGGTTCCGTTAGGGTTCCGTCAGGGTTCCGGATATGCAAAGAGCCGCCAGGCGGGCGCACAGTGGCGCACACGTGGCGGCTCTCAGAAGGGTGGAGCTCGGTATGGAGTTGTCGGCTGCTGTCGCTAGTGTAGCATGGCTCTGTTACGGTGCGAAAGGTACACTGTGCCGCATGCTGTTGCTACAACTGCTCGTGACGGTCTGGTTCAACGGCCTGGCGGTGCCGTGCGTCGTCGACACTGGGGCCGCCTTCACCGCAGTGCGCCGCTCCGTCTACGATGCGATCCCCCAGCAGCCCGTGGCGCCGCGAGCGCGGCCGTTCCCGCGCTATCTGTTCCCGGTGACCGTCATGACAGCGAACGGCGCGCTCGTGCATGGTGTCGTGGAACCGGTCCACGAGGTGCGCACCGAGTACCTCACCTGGCACGATGCCGAGGTGTTAGTCGTGGCGGACGAGCAGGCCGCGTTTTCCTGCCTGCTCGGTGCCAACCTCCTCAGACAGCAGCCGCTGGTGCTGGATTGGGAGGCGCAGACGGTAATGCCACTAGAACGGCTGTTGGCCCGTCCCGAGGACGAAATCCCAGTAGAAGATGGCTTGGGTCCCGGACGCATGGGAAACGCCAGTCCCGCCGTCGACCAGTGACCACGCGAACAAGAGCACGCTGCCCGGCCCTTCGCTGGCGGCGGCGCCGAGTTCGGTGATGGTTCCGGTCATTTCGGTTGGCCCCAGGCTCGCATACAAGCGCGCGGTCAGCCCCGAGGTGCCGAGCGCCGATGACGCGGCCGTCGCCTTGGCCGTCACGTAGGTACCGATCTGCGTGGCCGCCGCTACCGGGACCGCCGTCCCCGTGCCGAAGTGAAAAAACCGCGGATAGACGGCCGTGGCGACCAACTGCTGATCCAGAAGGCGATTGATGAAACTCTGGCGCAGGTTGTTGGTGGCGATGTTAGACCCCTGCCAGGCCGTCACGACCGCGCCGCACGCATCGCGCACCTCACACCCCACGTTGCTCTGGATCCGCATTTCTCGTGCCTCTGTTGTGCCTCACGCCTGCATGGCGAAACGCCAGGTGAACACCATCGTGTTGCCGCTCTGGTGGTTGGCCGAAATGAGCGCCCGGGCGAGGGCATGGGTCTGGGCGACGTTCGATGCACTGGCGTACAGGATCTCCGTGATCAAGCCCGTCATCTCGGTCGCGCCGAGCGTCACCTTGACCTGCCCGGTGAAATTACCCGGCGTGTCGAAGTCGCTCCGTATCTTCGCCGTCACCCACATTTGTAGCGCGGTATTAGTCGGTTGGGGGACCGCCGTCCCCGTACCGAAGTGGAAGAACTGGGCATTCAGCCCGAATCCGTAGTTCCCCATCACCCACTCCGCAAACACGACGCGTCCGGGATCAAGGAATAGATTGTGTGCCGAGCCCGAGGCGATGGGCCTGCCGCTCGCATCGCGTTCTTCCCAGGAGACTCTGCCGATCATGCCCAGCATCTCTTCCCCATCCTTATCCCCATTGGCCAGCAATGTTCCATTGGAAGTTGCCCCCGTCTGGGCCGCTAGTAGTCGGGCCCCATTGCGCGGGATAAATCATGGTCGTGGTTTGGGCGGTCGGTTGCTCGAGCAGTGTGACCACCTCCTGCGCTCCCTGGAATGTGATCAGCGTACGGTTCACTCGGATGGTCGGGTTACTGATGCGATCCGCCTTCTCGATGGCGTCGCGCAACAGGCGAAAATAGTCACTGGCCATGGGTGCTGCGTCCTCTCGATAAGCGAACTACACGTCTCCGTGCAACTGATCGATCCAGGTGATCGACCATTCCCAGGTGCCGCTGGTGCCGTCCACGACGCGCTTGGTCACCGACTGGACGTACATCCGGCGGTTGAGGTTGAGTGCCGCCGAAATGATCTGGGCGTACTGGCCGGCGCGCCAGCCCTCCACCTTCGTCCGAAACGCGAGGCGCTGCCGCGGCCAGGCATTCTGCAGCAGCGCCAGGTCGAGGCGCGCCTCGAGCGCGTCGGTCGTCGCCCCCTGGAGTTGCGGCAGGCCGATCACGTGCTCGTGCGCGCCGGCGCGTCCGGTCAGGCCCTCCCGGCGGCTCATCTCGGAGATCGAGGCGCCGTCCTGCTTCCATGCCATCCGGGGCGTGGTGCGCTTGTAGCTGGCGGTGAATATCGTGCCGGCGGTGAGCGCCGACTCCAAGCGCAGGCCGCGGTTGAAGACACACAGGAAAGCCGTGCCGGTGCCGCTGCGCTCATCGCTCGGTGTGTACCCGGACTGATCATCGAACCGCGTCACCCACCCCACGCCGGCGGCGGAAATGGTTACGTCGGCCGTGCGGGGCGACGGCGGGTAGCTCAACGGGAAAAATCGGGACACGCCGTTGCCGGTGAAATACTCGTTGATCGTCGTCGTGTCGGTTAGCTGGACGTCGCGTAGATAGATCGAGTTGTGTACCTGCGACACGTCGCCGTCTTCGCCCTGCGTGTCGTAGATGCGCGACTCGTTGTCCAGGTCGATGCGGTCGATGGGCGCAATGTTCTGCTCGAGGACAAAGAAATTGACGACCTTGGTGTAGCTGAGGTTCCAGATGTAACCGGTCTCGCGCGCCAAGCGGTCGAGGGCCTCGCTGACCGGGATGGCATCGAACTCCTGCCCCTGGGCCGTGAGCCCGGTCGCGATACCACTGGTGTCGAAGCTGCCATCAGTGTAGGTGTTGATCAGGGCAATGGCCGTGGTGCCGGCGGCCTGCGACGGGTAGACGGCGCTGCTGCCGCTGTCGCGGTCGTAGACAAGGTAGCGATCAAGGATCCACGCGTAGTCAGTGCACTCGCAGGTGAAGTCGAAGACGACGTTCCCGGCCTCGTCGCGCCACATGGTAAACGTCGGGATGACGAGGTGGCCGGCGAACTCGCGCGTCGCGCCGTTGGTGATTATCACCTCGTTGCCGCCCTCCGGCTTGGCGGGGGAACCGTTGACGACGCGGTAGCGGAAGCGGCACGTCGAGCCGCGGGCACGCAACTGCTCGCTGATCTCGATGCTCTCTTGATCGATAGCGCTGCTACGATCCACGCCGTTCAGCGTGAGTTGGAAGACGCCCATTTTCGTCGCTTACACCGAGTTGAGGCTGAAGCTGCCGTAGGTGCGCAGCGTGCGCGTGAACTGCTGCGCAACTTCCTGCGCCAGTTCACGGATGGCGCCGGGTTGAGCGTAGACGCCGCCGGACAGGTGGATATGCACCGTGACGCCGCCTTGCCCGCCATTTGGCCCGCCGCCGAAGCCGAACTCGCGAGCACGAGACAGGGGAAACACGCCTTCGGGTTCACGGCCTTCGCCGATGAGTGCGCGCGTCGGGCGGGTGACGATGCCGCCGGCGGCGAAGTCGATCGACTTGAGATTGTGGACGACGAGGCCGGCCGCCAGGTAGTTGTGCTGATCGAAGTCGTCGCCGGCTTCCACGTGCAGGTTGAACACGTCGTACATGCCCGGCAGGGCGACGATGCTCACGACCGGCGCATCGTTCCACCGTTCGCCGTCCCAGGAGCGCAGTACGGTGCCGGGGCCGCACTTCCCCGCGGGCCGCCACGCGCCAGTGACGTACAGTAGGTGCTCAGGGGTCACGTCGATGAACGTGCCGCCACGCACCTTGAGGCGCAGCAGCCGGTGGCCCTCGCTCGCGGCGTGGCGGCACGTCTCGGTGACGGTGCGCGCCACCAGTCCCTCGGTGGCAGGGTCGTAGGAGAGCACCACGTCACCCGCGGCGATAGATTCGATGGGCCGCTCGCCGTCCGGGGTGCTGATCAACGTGCCGGCGCGGAAGCAGCCGCCCTGATCCGGCGGCCCCGGTGGTGGCCCTGGTGGGCCAATGGGGGCCGGCGGTCCTGGTGGGCCGATGGGCGCTGGTGGGCCGCCACCATCACCGCCACCGGGTGGTGGCCCTGGTGGGCCAATGGGGGCCGGCGGTCCTGGTGGGCCGATGGGCGCTGGTGGGCCGCCACCATCACCGCCACCATCACCGCCACCATCACCGCCACCATCACCGGGTGGCGGTGATGGTGGCGGTGATGGTGGCGGTGATGCCGGTTGACCAATCGGTGAGGGCACAATACCCCGGAGCAAGTTCTGCAACCATGTGGGCAGCGTGTTAAACAGGGCATTCATCGCATCCACGATGCCCTGCATGAGGGCCGTACCGATGCCCGCTACCGACTCCTGGAGCGCCTGCCAATTCTCGCTGATCCAGGTAGCGATGGTGTCGGGAAGCTCACTCAGCCGCTCCCAAACTTTGCCGGCCAAGTCCAGCGACGCCCAGAAGCCGCCGGCGATGGCTGTGCCGACGTTGCCAATGGCCGTACCAACGGCCTCAATGGAAGTCGCCGACCATGTCGCAATAGCGTCATAGATTTCGCCCAGTCGGTTCCTCACATCGGCGGCGAGGTCCAAGGCGCGGTACCAGACATTCCTGATCCAAGCCGCAATAGCGTCAAACTGTGTTTCTACCGTTCCCTTCGTTGTCTCCCAGGCCTCGTCAACCGCCGCGGTCAAGCTGCCCCACAGCTCGCCGGCGTTGTGCTGCAGCAGGAGCCAGTTCCAGCGCAGACCGGCGATGTTCTCGTCGGTCCGTTGCTGGATCATGCGCCAGGCCTCATCCAGTGCGTTACCCACCTGCGTTCGTACCGTCGCGATGATGTCGGGCGCAGCAATGGCAAAGATGATGGCGAGGGGGATACTCAACGGCCCGCCGAAGGCGAGGATCAGGGCGGCGCCAAGGCCGGCAGCGACGTCATCGGCAACGCCACCCCAATTGCGCGCCCGTACGTCACGCTGTATCTCGGCGGCGACGATGGCGGCAACGCCGAGTCCGGCGAAACTTGTCGCCGTCAGGCCGCCGATGGCCCGCACCAAGACAAAGACCAGCGCAGCCCCTATCGCCTCAACGGGATTCGTTCGAATCCAATCGATGATGCCCTGAATCAGCGTATGGGCGAACCTCTGCGCCCCCGGCACGATCCCATCGCGAAAGACGGCCCAGGCGTCATCCAGCAGATCGAGGAGCACCATGGCGAGCTCTTCGGCGAGCTTCCCTTGATTGTCCTTGAGCGTTTGCCAGAGGCCGCCCCAGTCGATCTGCTTGAAACGCTGCCATAGACTGCCAAACAGGTCGATCACCGGCTTGAGAAACCGGCCGATCCACTGCAGTGCGGCCCCGATGCCGTTGAGCGCGACGGCCGCGACCCGCAAGCCCAGAGTCAACGCATCGAAGCCGAGACGGCCCAGGGCGCGGAAGAGCGGCGCGGCAGCGCGTCCTGCCGCCAGCAGTGCATCAACAAAGCGTTGCCAGAGGGGTCCGGCGACGAGCGCTTTGGCGGCCGCCTGGGCCTGGGTCAAGCCGCTGATCAGGAAGCTGATCAGCGGCTTGACCACGGGATCGAGCCCCGTACCGAAGATGGTGAGCAGCCGCCGCCCAGCCGCAATGAGATTGCTGACCAGGCCCGTCGTCGTCTGGGCGGCCCGTTCCATGCCGCCGCCGAAGCGCTCGCGGATGCCCTCGCGGATGGCGGCGATCGCGCGCTCACTCTCAATGCCCGCCGCGCCCAGGTTCTGCATGGCCTTTTGCGAAAGACCGAGCTTCTCGGCCAGGATCGCGAACGCGGGGATACCCGCCTCGGTCAGCTGATTGATCTCCTCCATCGACGCGCGGCCCTTGGCCTGCATCTGTCCCAGGGCCAGTGCCGCCCGTCCGAAGCGCTCCTCGTCGGCCCCGACGGCATCGCCCAGATCGGTCATGATCGGGATAATGTCACGCGCTTGAAAGCCAAAATTCAGCAGCTTCTCGGCGCCGCGGAAGGTCGCCGGATCGGAGAAGGGCGTGTGATCGGCAAACTCCTGAAGCTCCTCGAAGAGCGCATTGCCCTGAGCCACGTCCCGGAGCAGTGTCTCGAACCGCGCCCGAAACACCTCGGTGTCTGCGGCGTTCCCAAGCATGCCCCGGCCCAACCCGACCACGGCAGCAGTCGCGCCGGCGATGAGTCCAATCGTGCCCATGCCGAACGTCACCATCATGGCGCCGCCGAGCGTGGAGAGCGCCCTGCCACCGACCTGGGACGACATCATGAGCGCCATGCCGAACTGGTGGATGGCATTGGCGCCACCATGCGCCGCCCGGGCATGCCGGTGCATGGCTCGCTCGGATTGGACAAGCGCCTGTCCTTGCCGTTGCAAGGCGCCGGACGTATCCCGTGTTGCCCGCGCCATCTGCTGCTGGCCGCGGATAGCGCCGGCGCTATCGAGCTGGAGGCGAATGGTGGAGACGCGAACCGCCACTGCTATTGCGCTCCCCGTATGATTGGACTGGGGACAATCATGCTCTACCTCGTCGCGCTCATCGTGCCGCCACTGGCCGTGCTCTTGGCGGGCCACCCCTGGCAAGCCCTGCTCAACCTGGCCATCTTCCTCGTCACGGTGCCGATCTTGGCAGCCGGCCCGGTGGCACTGGCCGGCAGCACGCTGGCCGTCATCCATGCCCTCGTCGCCGTCCACGGCGAGTATGCTGACTGTCGCATGGCGCGCTGGCACGACCAGCAGCGAGGCGCACCGAGCCGGCCGAGCCGGCCACCCGCCAGGCGGTCGACTAGTCGAGTGCCATGAGCAGCACGGCGAGATTGCGGCCCCAATCCCCTTCTGGCCACTGCGCCAGGTAGGCCTGTTTCACCTCGTCGCGCTCTCGCTCCAACGCCAGCAGTTCCAGCCGGTACTCGCGGGCCAGCTCGTCCCACTCGTCCGGCCGCAAGTGCCAGCGCCGCGCGGTGGCGAGATCGCGCCGCCGCTCCGGGGTTAGGCTTTTCCCGCGGCATCAATGTCCTCGGGAGTCGCGCCATGCAGCGGGCCTAACCCTTCCGAGAGGCCGCGGAGCGCCCAGGCGCCGATGCGTTCCTCGAGCGCAGCGACTTGCTCCTCCGCCGTCTCGCCGGGGACGGAGACGCCGCCCTTCACCAGACAGCGCACCACGACACGATAGGCGTACTGCTGTGTCGCGTCCTCACGCGCCGTCTTGTAGCCCTCATCGTCGTAATTTGGCACCATCTGCGGCCGGCCGCCCTTGGTGGTAGTCGCCGTCGCCAGCAGTATCTGCGGTGGCGTTGGCCACTTGATCGCCCGACGTTCCGCGGCTAACTCTGCCGGCGTCAGGGAGCGCACCGGCACCAGGAGACACGCACCATCCGGGCGGCGCAGCTCGATCTCGGTCTCGATGACCTCTAGATCCGCCAGGGAGCCGACACGAATGCGTACCGGCTCGGATTGATTGGTCTTAGTACTCACACTCTCTCCTCTGCTTGACTGTTTGCGTGCTGCAGTGATTTCCCCGGGCTAACCCCAGAGCGCCGACAACTCGGCGAATTGCATGCTCACCTGTGCCTCCCAGATCCCGCCCTCCTGGCCGACCAGCCGGCAGCCATTGAACCGGCCGGAGACACAGCGCACCGCCGCGGAATAGAGTCCGCCACCGTCGGTGTTCTGCACGGTCTGAAAATGCGCGTTCACGGCGGTCCCACTCTTGTACACCGCGAAGAACCCGACCGTGAGCCCGGTGAAGTGGGCGCGGAAGCTGAGTCCCACCGGTTGATCCTTCAAGGCGTAGGTCACCCGCGAGCGCATCAAGGCGCTGACCGGGGAAAGGTGCCGTTCCCACTCCTGCTGGTCATCGACCTCAACTGACTGCACGAAGGCCAGCGGCGCACCGGTGTTGCCGGTATTCGTATCCGTGTAGACATGCAGCTGACCTTCCGGCCAGGAAAACACCTCGCCCATATGTTGATGCGCCGAATGCAGAGATCCCGGGAGTTATGCCGCGGGGCATAACATCAGGAGGCCGCTTACCCCAAGATGCCCGAGCCGGTCATCCACGTCGCCGACCAGCACTCCGCCCGGAAGCGGATCATCGTCGGATCGCCCTCGTCTACCGACCGGCCGCGTTCGATAGCGTGATGGAACTGGCAATACAGACCACTTCCGGCCGAGATGGAGTGCTCTGGCGTCTGCATCCGGTACTCCAGATGGAACGCCGGGATCGACTTGCCGGCCGCCGTGGAGCTGATCGCGAAGAGCGAGGCCGTGTTCACGGCCGCCATGCGGAACTCGACCGTGTAGGGGCCGCCATCATTGATGCGCTTGGCGTGGTCGAGCACGCCGCGGTTCCGGACCCATGTGTACTCGGGCGGGACAAAATCCAGCCGCGCTTCCTCGCAGAACGCGAGCAGCGCGGTCAGCGTGGCCGACGCCGTGGCAAACGCCCCACCGGCAGCCGTGGCATTGACGCCTGACGCGACGTAGGCAATACGCAACTGCCCCTCGGCAGCGACCCTGGTTTCAACGGTGGCCATCTTGGTTGCGACTCCTGTGTGTCTGCTGGTCTGTGTGCCCTGTGAGACACTGAAACACAAGCAACCGCTTCGTCCGGCGGCTCAATGGCCGCGCCAGGACGAAGCGGTTGCTTCGTGCGATGCAATTCGGTGTGTGGGGTTAGCTTCCGCTACCTATCATAGCATGCGCTCAGCCAACAGTCTCCATCGACTCCCAGGAGAGCAGCAACCGCCTTCGCATGAAGGCCGGGTTCGGGTCTGGCGGCACCGCGACCTCACGAAGATCGGTGAACCGGATCAGGCCGGCCGTGGTGAAGGGCGAAGCCGTCGCGCTGTTGAAATCGAGTAATGGCGTCGTACGGGTCCCCGAGGTAGCGAGGTAGGCCACCATGTCGCGCAGGTCGCGGAGCTGGGACGGCCAGCTGACGTTGAGCGCACCCGAGGTGGTACCGGTCAGTGTGTAGCGCGTGTGCCAGCAATCAATCTCGCTGAGATGGCGCTTGTATTCGCCGACGCTCCCGGAGGGAGAGACTATGCGCTGCATCGCCTGGCCGCCGACTTTGGGAGTCGTCTCGAGGTGGGTGATCGTGAAACACGGCGGTAGCAGGGGCACGTCGGCGTAGTCGAGGCGTAGATGCGCGCTTTCCTCGGGAGTCGTCGTCCACGTCGTGAACCACGAGGCCGTCTGGGCAGACAGGTTAATCCACCAGAAGCGGTCAAAGGACGCAAGTGTCGTGTACTGGCCGCGGCTCCAAACTGGCATGATCGTTACCTCCCCACCGCCGCCTGTTCGATCAGCGCGGCAATGCCGGCCTCGAGCGCGCGTTCGCCTTCCAGCCACACACTCTCGACCGTGCCAGATGGCATCTGGCGGCTGTGGCCGGCGGCCAGCGCCTCGGCATAACTGACGTTCGTGCCGATCTCGACGCTGCTGTCGTCCTCAGTCCAGTACGCATCGTCGGCCGAGGCCTCGGCATTGGGTTGCACGAGGTCTCCCGGGGTGTAGTGGCCGATGCTGGCCCGATAGCGGCCGGTCAGCACCGGCGCTCTCGTCTTCCAGTTGCGCTCCACATCGAACGCGACCTTCTGCAGCACTTGCCTGGCGCGACGCTTCAAGCTGCGACCCGAACCATCGAGGTCACGAGCCAATGCATCAAGCTGGCTGGTATTGATATGGGCCCGTGGCATTGTTCGTGTTCCACCAAGAGAAGTCTAGCGAATCATTGGTCACCGCCGGCGAGCGGCAGCTTTCGCAGCGTGAAACGGAACTCATAGATCACATTGCGCTGCCGGTGGGCAAGTCGCTCCACTTCCTCAGAGGGAAGCCCCACGAAGGCGGTATCGATGGAAAATTGGACTTCCACGATCTGCCAGTGGAAGTAGCTCCCCAGGTGGTAGTCAAACGTCGGGCTCTGCTGCTGGCAGAGATAGCTGATCGTGGTCGGGACCAGATAGCGGGTGTGTTGCGGGTCTTGATCGGCGCCGTCGCTCCCGGCATGCGGGACGACGACCAGGATCGTGCCGCCCGGCTTGAGGACACGCCAGCATTCGGCAAAGAAGGCGTAGAAGCCATCGAGGTCCTGATAGCGTTTCCACGTTTCGGCGGAACACCAGCCTGAGTATCGCGGCTGGTGTGGAATGTGCTCGACCACGTGCGAGCAGAAGAGATGGTCGAAATACTCGTCAGGCAGCGGCCAGGGATACTGAAAGAGATCGAGCTGCTGCTCGACGCCGGGCAGCGGCAGCCGATCGATATTCAGCCAATCGACGTGCGGCTCCGCCTCGCGCATCTCCGGCGTGGGGAAGATTACCTTGCCGCAGCCGAGATTGCCGTGCAGGTAGCGCTCACGAGGTAGCGGCGTCTCAATGACAGGAGATACGGCAGTCTCGGCGAGCTGTGCTTCTGTCTCAATCACGTTCATCACGACTCCGTTTTGAGTGGTATGTCATCTAGCGGTGGCGCCGCGACCTTGCGCAGCGTAAACCTCCAGTAGTGCACCGTCGACCAATGGCGGCGGGCCTGAGCAATCGCCTCTTGCTCGCGTCCTCGCCAGTCGGGGGTGAGAAAGAAGGTGAAATCCCCGACGACCTCGAAGAGGAAGGGTAGCCGGTAATCCTGCTGCGTCTGTGGGCTGCACAAGTAGCTGAGCGTCTGGGGGCTAATGAAGCGCCGGTGCGTTGGATCGCTGATCGTCTCAAACGACGTCGGGTAGGGCACTTCATGGGTGGTCAGGCCGCTCGGTTTGAGGCAGCGCCAGATCTCCGCGAAGACGGCGAAGAAGCCATCCAGCGAGCGGAGCTGATCGGTCCATTGCTGGCGGTGCAGACACGTTTCAAAGGCGAGCCGCGCCGCATCGGTACGAGCCTTGCTCGTATACTCCCACTCGGCGACAGCCAGAGCCTGCCGCAGGACCGCGGCTCGACGGTGCATCGCCTCCCTGGACTCAAAGCCCGCCTCATGCCCGATATGCTCAAGGAAATGGCGGCTCCTGATCTCGTCAAAGCTGCTGTCATCCCACCACGACCAGGGGAGCGTCATGAGATCGATCACCTGGTCGACGCCGGGCAGCGGCAGCCGGTCGACGTTGGTCCAATGCTCATCGGCGGTGCTGCCGATGGGATGGCGGCCACACCCAAGGTTGAGTAGGCGGCGAGTCACGACTCGGGCACCTTCTGACCATGAGCGTGGGCGAACTCATCTACGCGCTTCTGGTCGGGTGACCAGTGATAGATTTTCGCCTGTGCATACTGTGCCGATAGCCCGTTGACCAATCTGAGCCCTTGCGCCACCCGTGCGGCATCCTCTCGACGGAACTGGACGATAGCTGCTACATCCAGCCATTCTCCGTTGACCGCCACAACGTACACGTTGCGCGAGTAGGGGGTTAGGTCTACGTGCTGGTAATGATTTTCCAGGAGCGGCGCCCACGACTTGCCAATCGGTTGGCCATTCAGCCCTGTGATGGAGTTGCTCACCGGTGTGTCCCTCTCATTGTTTCGGCCCACACAAACGGCGCATACTCGCCGCCGGCCGCGACGCCCTCGCGCACGCATAAAGGATACGTCTCGTCTATCGGCACGCGGCGGTACATGTCGCCGCGGACGAACGGGTCAAGTCCCCGATCGATGCATTGTCGCAGGTGCTCGGCGGTATTCAACGGCGCGACGTTGTACTGCGAGTGTCCATAGGCAGCGAGCTTGCGCTGGATGCGCGCTATCCCATCAGGCGCCGCACCGGACAGGTACGAGAAATGCCAGCCGGCATCGGTGAGTCGCAAGCCGTCAGCGGAGAGCCGTAGGGTGTAGAGGCTCCCGTTCCAGGTAGTGTGTACGTCTCTCGCAAACGCCATCCGCGTCCCCCACCAGACGCCGGCGCTCGACTGGCAGTTGAGCCAGTAGTAGTGCAGGGGCATGCCGAAGAGGACGGCTCGTGCAGCGCCCGTCTGCGCCGTTTCCCGGAGATAGGCCACTGCTTCCCGGACCCGCGCGGCCCGGGGGATCTCATCGGCGGCAGAGATCATGACCAGGTCACTGGCGATGATCTCCCACCGGAGGAGGGGCCCGTCATACATTCCATAGTCAAACTGCTGGCGCTCCAGGGCGAAGGGTTCCATCGCCGCCAACGGGGCGGGCACCCTGATCACCTGGAGCCGTTCCGCTCCCTGGCCCGGCTCTTCGCCGCGCAGATAGCGCGCGAGATGCTGATAGTTCCGTAGGCGCTTGCCGGCTAGGGCGATCTTCCGTGCACCGCCCTGAAACGTGACGGGACTCTCGATAGCGACGTGGTAATCCACCTGGTGGGCTAGCTCATGGAGGCGAATGGTCAGGCACTCAAACTCGTCTAGGAAGGGGAAGAGATCTATCACTCCCATCCGACACTCCGCAGTGCGTCCTCAAGGACTCCCACGGCATTGGCACGGATACTGGATTCGGTGAGTCGCAGAACCGTGAAACCCTTTCTGCCGTTCCAAGTGCCACGCCGCCGGATGTTACAAGCATCGCGGCGGCAAATTTGCCCCTTCATTATAGTCGCTTCCGGGTAGCACGCACTCCTAGACCCCAAACGCTCGCCGGTACTGCGCGGCCGTCTCCCGACCATCGAACCGTTCACAAACATGCTCTCGATTGCGGGCGCCCAGTGTTCGCCGTAGTGACCCATGCTCAATCAACGCCACCAGCCGATCCCGCAAGCCCACCCAGTCGCGCGCCGGCACGGTCCAATGCGCTTTGAGCTCCGGCGGGATCATCTCGCGGAACGCCCCCACGTCGGTCGTGAGCACCGGTAATCCGCAGCTCATTGCCTCTACCACCGACAGTCCCCATTGTTCGAGCCAACCGCTCGTCGGCCAAGTGGGATAGATAAATATGTCGAGCATGGCGTAGAAGCCGGGCATCTCGTGGTGAGGAATAGCCGGGTACGTGCCCAGGGCAATCCCGTCGATGGAGTCGGTCGTCAGCGTAAAGCCGCCGGCGAGCAACAGGCGCGTTCGCTCGCGCAGCTCGCGTGGCAGCGCACGCAACGCCGCCATGATATCGTTGAGTCCCTTCTCGGGGACTGGGCGGCCGGCAAAGCCGATCGTCACGCGATCGTCGGCTTCGCCGAACCGGATACCTTCCGGCTTGAAGCGTTCCGTGTCTACGCTGGCGTGACAGAGGTGGATGCGCTCGTGTCCTACGCCGTAGAGCCGCAGCAGCTCGCAGGCCATGGAGGAGCGGGCGATGAAGCCGGCGGCACCGTGGAGAATGACTGGCGTGTGCTCGCTGACATCAATCCATGGGAGGTTCTGCCAGACGAGAGGGAACACCCGAGCCTTGGCGCGAGGGGCTATGTCGCATAGGGTGCGCGTCCAGTCATAGCCGAGCTCGGCAGGTTCCACTACATCCATTTGCGGTGGCTCGTTAAATCCATCAAAAAACACTTGCTGGAGTAAGTCATACCGACGATTGATGACGCCAGGCGCCTCTTGTTCACTGAGTGGTGGCTTGCGGCAGTACGACACGTACCAACCGTTCTGCCGAGCCACGGCGGCGTACGTCATCGCATCGCCGCCGCCGCCGTAGCCGTCTCGTACCACCGCTACTCGTAGAGCTTGGCTCATCATATCCTCGGATCTCCCGGTACGGGCGGCGTCACCGGCACCTGGGGGCCGTTCACTCCTGATGCGCCGCCCATCGCCAATTGCAGGAACGAGTTTACGCCGGCGATGATCCAGGCCGGCGCCGCTAGGTAACTCACATAGCGGATCTCGCCACCGCACGCGGTATCGACATGCACGAAGAGGAATGGATCACCACGAGAGAGGGCCGCCCGAACGGTAGCGGCTAGGGTGAGATGATCTGTCTGGTTCTCTGTCTGGTTCTCTAACTGATTCATGGCTGACACAATCCGTAGGTCCCGGCCATCTGCTGCCGCCACTCCAGCGGAAGTGGTACCCAGTCTCGCGCTGCCCGGACGATCTCTTGCCGCCACTCGGGCACGGCCACCCGGGTAGCGAGGGCACTGGCCGCCGGATGGAGCGCGGCGACGGCGGCCACGGAACGGATGCCGCCATCAAAAAGCTGAATGGCCAGGTCCGCGCGCACGAGACCGCGGCCAACGTGCGGCCGCGTCTGTTGCCACCAGACGAACAATTCCAGGCTATCGACGGTATCCGCGGCAGAGAGTTCGTAGGGATCGCAAGGCAAGCTCATCTAAATCGCGGGCGGAAACCCCGTGTCTTCAGACCGGGGAGGAAGCCCGCCTCCTTTCCTGGCAATAGATGGCCCATGTGCTGTATACTTTCTTCGTGGAGTACGAGACGACGGCACACGCGGTCCATTTGCTGGTCTACCACCTGATCTGGTGCCCGAAGTACCGTCGCCCGGTGCTGGATGGCCCGATCGCCGCTCGTCTGCGGGAGCTGGTCTCGACGGTAGCCGATGAGCACGGCTGGACTGTCGTGGAGGCAGCCATCCAACCTGACCACGTGCATCTGTTTCTGCGTTGCCGGTCCACGGATGCACCGCACCTGGTGGTACGTGCGCTCAAGGGTCGTACCAGTCATGCGCTCCGGCAGGAGTTCCCTGCGCTCAAGCGGCGCTTGCCGACACTCTGGACGAGGAGCTACTTCTGCGCGAGTGCCGGGAATGTGAGCGCTGCCACGATCCAGCGCTACATCGAGGCCCAGAAGGGTGTCTGAGTAGTGATGCCCGTCTTGACGGCGACCATCAAGCTCAAGCTCCACCCCACGCTGGAAGAGGCGGCGGCCTTTACGGCCACCCGTGAGGCCTTTACGGCCTGTTTCAACCATGTTTGCGCCTACGGCTGGCAAGAGGGTGAGTGCAACGGGACCGCCCTGCACCGGGCCACCTATGTGCCACTGCGGGCCGAGTACCCGACGCTGCCGAGTCAGTTGGTGTGTGCGGCGCGCGTCAAGGCCACCGAAGCGCTCAAGGCGGTGCATGCCCGCCAGCAGCAGGGGCGCAACATGACCTGCCCGCAGTCCGATGGCATCGCCATCCGCTACGACGCCCGCAGCAGCTGGGTCCGACTTGGGCCGGGTGAAGCCAGCGTGACCACCGTGGTGGGTCGTATCCGGTTGCCATTCCGTTTGTGCGACCACTATCAGCGGTACCAAGACTGGCAGGTCCGCAGCAGTGACCTGTGCCAGGATCGGCGCGGTCGGTGGTTCCTGCATGTTGTGGTGCAGCAGACCATCGAGGCGCCTCTCCCAAACGGCGAGGTGATTGGCATCGATCTGGGCATCCGGCGTATCGCCGTCACGAGCGACGGCCGGAACGCCACCTTCTACAGCAGTGGACACCTGACCGACCGGGTACGCCGCTACCAACGGCTGCGCCGGTCTCTCCAGGCCAAAGGCACCAGGAGCGCGAAACGCCATCTGCGGCAGCTTGGACGTGACTGGCAACGGTTTACGGCCTCGGTCAACCACGTGATCGCGCGGCGCATCGTGGACGCCGCTTCTCCAGGCACTGTGTTCGGTATCGAGGATTTGAACGGCATCCGTGATCGCTGCAAGCACCGCAAAGGCGAACAGCGGGGACGGTTCCACCGCTGGAGCTTTGCCCAGTTGCAAGGCTTCCTGCGGTACAAAGCAGCGGCGGCGGGGCAGCACGTCGTCACGGTTGACCCGCGCTACACGTCCCAGACGTGTCTGCGCTGCGGCCACGTGGCCCGCGGGAACCGGCGGACGCAATCGTTGTTTGTCTGCCAGGTCTGCCATTTCAGTCTCAATGCCGATCTCAGTGCCGCGCGGACTCTTCGCCGGCGAGCCATCGACTCGTTGGTGGCGCCGTTGTCAGGCGGCGTATCGTGTCAGGACGATGGTTCGGTGTTCGCATCGAATGGTCGTCTTAGGCGCAAGCTCCCGGCTTCAGCCGGGGGTTCCTGACCGTGAATGGTCCTCTTTGGCGGAACTCTGCGGATAGCACTGCGCCCAACCACGGACGCTGTAGTAGGACGAACGGTCACCCAGTAACGGAGCCTTGTTGGGCTCGTAAAGGGATACGCCACTGACTTCGCGAGCGACAGCCGGCCAATCAAGGGTACAGGCACAGGTCGACCGGAATGGTGGCGGCACCGTACCGCGATAGCTCGCCGGCCCCCAGATGGACGCCCCACAGCGCATCCATTGGCCGCTGGGGGAGGGCTTGGGACACAGGGCATACAGCGCCTCACCGGGTTGGGCATGGGTCAGACAGTCACAGGTATAGACCCAACCGGCCGGGGCTGCACGAGCGTTCCACTCTCGCGGTCGACGGAAATAGGCGATTGCCCCACAGGATGGACATGCACCCCTCGGCTCCAGGACCTCATCGGCATTGGGTGACTCAACACCTACCATCGTCGTTCACCACCAGCTTTCGCAGCGTACATTCACGTCTCTACTGACCTTCCCGGTATCGACCCACGTCTGCCGGAAGCGCCGGGCATTGGCGGCGAACTGCTCGGCCTTGACCCCGCCGGACGTGGCGACCTTGTGCAGAAATCTCGCCGCCGGGCAGTACCACACGCGCCACCCCGCAGACTGTGCCCGGCAGCAGGCGTCCACATCCTCAAAATAGCCGCCCTGATAGGCCACATCATAGCCGCCGATGGCCTCGAACGCCTCACGCCGCCAGCAGTGGACGGCACCGGTAATCCAGGAGACCTCCTGATAACGGTTCGCTTCCGGGTAGTCCTCTCGGTACCCGAGATAGCGATGTGTGGGCTGACACACCTGGTCGTAGATGCCGCCGCAGGATTGGAGCGTGAGCAGTCCTGTCGTCGTAAAGTCCGGGCTTTGCTCGTGCGGAAACAGCAGCTTGGGGCCGGCCAACCCGACCTGCTGCCCGGCTTCGATCCCTCGGTTGAACGTCTCTAAGAGCGGCGCGTACCAATTCCCGAGTGCCAAGATGTCCTGGTTTATGAACAGCAGATAGCGCCCGCGTGCCCGCCGCGCCGCCGCGTTGCAGTTGCCGGCAAAGCCCAGATTGGTCGGGTTGCGCTCGTACCCGACTAAGCCAGGCAGCACGCCGTCGAGCGTATCGATACCGGGGGATGCATCATCCTGGACGAGCAATTCGCAGAACTGCGGCGGCGAAGAGGCGATCAAGCCACGGACGCAACGCACGAGGTCGGCCAGGACGCTGCCGGCGCGGTCACCCTTGGGGATATACGCTGGGATGATCGCGGAGATGGTGGGCGTAGCGGTATCAGTCATGAGGACAGCCACGGCGCTGACATTCTCCCCTCCCAACGGTGCGTTTCACAGATATCGCACCAGAAGCCCTCATACCAGACCTCGGGGTAGGTGAGGCCGCCACGGGCATACTCCGCGTAGTGCCAATGTGGATAGAAATGCAGAAAGAAGCAACGCCAAGCACGCCAGCTCATGACTTAGCTCGTCCCGCTTGATGGCACAAACGTCTCGGACTTCAAGGCTCCCATCCGCTCCATCTGCTCGACTAACGCCTTCAGCGCCGCGCGCGGCGTGCTGCCCGTGGCGTGGTAGAAGCCGCGCATGCCCGGTTTGTCCGCCAGCACGCCGTAGACCGGACTGCGGTGAGGCGGATTCATCGCCCATGAGCGCAGGGCATAGCCCGCCGCCAACAGGCGCTTCTTCAGGCACACATCAATCGGTAAGCGCGTTTCCGGCACGTTCGCGCTCATGCCCCTACTCCTGCCGCCTGCGTCGCCGGCACCAGCGACGTGACGCCTGATACGAGTCCATCTGGGGACAGCCTCAAGGCCGAGTCGGGCGCATCGAGGGCCAACGGCACAACCGCGGCCGGCCCTATCGGCCCTATCGGCCCTGGCACAGCGCCGTGCTGCACGACGCTCGTGATGTACTGCTGCTGTGACGCAGCCCGCCGCTCCAGCACACGGCGGATGCCATCGTCAAGCACGTCGGCGGCGCCGTCCCACGTCTCCCGCTTGACCGCTTCCAGCGCCGTCTCCCGGATCGCCGCCGCCTTGCCCGGATGCCGGTAGGCGTCCACCAGAATGGCGAGGGCATGGTCAAGATCCGGGTCCTTATCGATCGCATTGCCCCAGGTGCCGAACCGACCCGGTTCTTTGGAGTCGCAGAGCAAACCGCGGCCATTCCCACACAGCTCCGTCCCCGAGCACCAGTTTTGCGCGAGGGTCAGGACACCGCACGACTGAGCTTCGGCAATCGGCAGGCCATAGCCTTCGCGGCTGGCGAGCTGCAGGGCGACATCGCACAGCACGTAGCGCTCCCGCAAGCCGCCCAGTCCTGAGCGCTGCAGATCCTCCCGGAAGAGAATAGCCTCTCGGAAGGGCTGGATGCCGCGGTAGGCGGCGATCTGGCGCGCGAGGCTGTCGAGCCGCCAGCCGGCGGGGCTCTGCCGGTCAGTATCGGCGATGAGGACGGCCTCGGGCGCATGCAACGCGCGGAAACGGCCGAAGAGCTCCTCGACTTCGGGCCACTGCTTCCGTCCCTGGTTAGCCATGAATGCGCCGAGGACATACGCATCAGGCTTGATGCCGGCCTGCTGCCGGAGGGCACTGCGTTCCTGAAGCGATGCCGGCCGAAACTCATTCCGATCCACACCGGGGAGCAGCAGCTCTACCGCGCCGCCATAACGATCGCGGCCGCCTTGCAGGCGAAACGTGTTGGTGCCGAAGCGGCTGATCGTGTAGAGCGCATCAAAGCGCGGACAGGCGGCGATCCATTCCTCATCGATCGGTGCACCATCTACCGGCGTAATGCCGATCAGTGCCGTACGGGAGTAGTCAATGCGCGGCAGTTGTGCCGCCGTGAGGAGATAGGGAAAGTCCTGGCAGACGAGGAGGACGTCCCAGGGCCGCCCATTCACTGATGCCTGGGAGAGCTGTTGCAGTTCGCCCCATAGATCGTGCCCTTGGAGTCCCCAGACCTGATAGGGCCAGCCGTAGGGCACATGTTCGGTAAAGATGCCGGCGGCGGCGACGGTATGGCCGCGCAGTTGTAAACGTTTGAGCAGTTCATTGCCGATCCGGCCAAAGCCGTCGGTGGAGACGACATTCCCGAAGAGCAGGACATTCGCCATAGACGCCCAGCGGCCTCCAGCCCGCATCCACAACACGTGCATGGCGGCCTCGTAACCGCCGCCATACGTTCGTAACGAATGCTAGCAGATCACGGCCGTGGCGGTCTCCACCGCGGCGTGTACCGCCGTCAGGCCCCTTGGCGTCGCAGGACGACGCTCAAGAAGCGCTGGCCGTAGAGGTGCTGAGGCCGCGGCTCACTGGCGATCTGCCATTCTGCGCCTTCGATGGCAATATGGTCGCGTGCGGACACATCCCCCGCCGCCTGGGACGGCAAGAGGGCGATCATGTCCCCCTCGAGGAGCCGCCCGCCGGCTTCGGCAATCTCACGCATCGTGGCCGGCCGGAGACTGATGAGCCGTACGCGCCGCTCCTGGACGGTAGGCGTGGCGCGCGTGCCGAGCCAGGGCGTCGCGCTCGCCGTCTCGGCCACGTAGCGGCGGATGGTAGCGGCCGTGCCGGCCGCCTCGGCAATGCCGGCGAGGTCGGCGGCGATCTGTCGAGCTTCAGGCAGCGCGTAGTTCGTCATGAGGTGATCCTAGTAGAGGCCGTCGCGCGGTTGCGACCATTCCGCCCAGCTTTCCAGCCCACCTTCGACGGTCTGCTGCCGTAGTTTTTCGTTGTACTGTTTCCAGAGGGCTTCCAGCGCTCGCGCCGCGTTGGTTGGGTCAACCGAGGGACCCTGCGCCATGCTCCACTTGACGCGCTTCGCGTAGTCGGCCTGGAGCCATTCGATCCCGGCCAGGGCTTGCTCTTCACGTGTGCCGTAATCGGCGGTGATTTGTTCGAGCTCCGCCTCGCTGAATACCGACCAGTGATAGTTGATCAGGGCCGCGCTATTCGCCGAGAGGGCGGTGGCAAAGGCGACGATGCCGTTTTCATAGTCCCACGCCGTGCCGCCGGTCGCACTGAGGACGCCGACGCCGGAAACGATATGGACGGTGGGGGCCGTCCCCGAGTAGATTGGCGCACCGCTCAGGAAAAACCCGGTCGCGGTGCCGTCGCCGTAGACGTAGCTAGCGGTGCGGCGGATGGGATCGGCCAGGGCGCGGCGGAGCCAGGCTGCGGTTGTGATCGCCATACATGCGCGCTCCTAGCTCTTCAGCACGACCGTGAACGGGAAAGCAGATGGTTCTGCCGCAGGGGTGACCATCTTCACCCAGGGCCACACCGCGACCGCGGTAGGCACGCCATAGGCGCGGCTCGCGGTCACCACCTGGATGATTTGGGTGTTGGTCGTGTCGTAGAGATCCAGGAAAGTGGCGCCGCTCGCCGTAGCGACCTGGTAGGTCAGTGCCGTAGCAGAGAGACCCGCGCCGATCACGAGACCAAGCCTTGCGTAGCCACTGATGGGGAACTGCGGCGAGGCGCTGGCCCCACTCGCCAGGGTCACGAGCTGGGACTCGGCCGAGCGCACCATCTGCGCGGTCACCACGCCAACGGCAGTTACTGTCCCCACCTGCGCCGTGACCGTGCCGACGGCGGTCACCGTCCCGACCTGCGCCGTGACCGTCCCATGGGCAGTCACCTGGCCGTGCGCGGTGATTTGACCGCTTACCTGGACATTGAGTTGCGTGGCCGTGAGCTGAACGGCCGTGAAGTCACCGACGCCGACGGCGGTCACGGTGCCGACCTGCGCAGTCAGCGTGCCCTTGACTTCGGCCGTGACGATCCCCACCTGGGCCGTCACCGTCCCGTGAGCCGTGACCTGCCCATGGGCCGTGAGCTGGCCGCTCACCTGCACGTTCAGCTGTGTCGCGGTCAGCTGTACCGCAGTAACGTTCCCGGCGATGCCACCCACTGACCCGCTGACCAGCGCCATACGAAGCGCACTCGCCGCCGTATCGCCCACGGCGGCCAAGGTTCCATCGGCATCCGGCGCAAAGATCTGCACCTGCTGGCTGTTCGGATCAATCACGCCTGCCACCGTCGGAGGTCCTTCCTAAAAGCCGGGCGGGCCGCCCTGCAGACTGACGTTCACGGTCGCCGTGCGGACGCCGCCCGATACCCAGGAAAGCTGCAGGACCATCCAGGGGTAGTACCCGGTGAGCATCGCGCTGCCGGTCGCGCCGGCCGCCATGCTCAGGCTCGTGGCGGAAATCCATGGGCCATTGACCGGATCGCCATGCAGTGGCACCAGCAGATCGGCCGTTGCCTGGTTGCCTGAGCACTGCCATGCAAGCAGCCGGCGGCCCCAGCCGCGGCCATCGGCGGTACCCGGCAGGTAGCCCAGGGAACCGGAACCGGAAACCTGGGCAGTGCCAACCGCAGAGGCGCTACGAGCGAGCCAGGCGAGATCGGCGAACGGCATCTTCTCCAGCCTCTCTCTCAGCTCGCGAGATGGGCGGCCACATGAAGGTGGGCCGTCGTGCCTGCGGCACGGCCGTCGATCCGCGCGACGAGGAACGGCTGTACCAATGCGGTGAGCAGGCCCGTGCGGACACCGGAGGCCGTCGAGACAATGGACGTGATGGCCACCGCCGGCCAGCCGGCCGCGTTGACCACCCCGAGCAACGTGGCGGTCGCGGTGCCGGCGTTACACGCCATCGTCACCAATGCACTGGGCAGGCAGTTGCGCAAGTCCGCCGTCCCGGCAAAGGCATGGCTGCCGAGCCCCTGGACGAGCGCCGTCCCAGTGGCCGAGGCGGACCGAGCCAGAAATACGCCGCCCTCTTCACCATCATGCAAACCAGCGAGTACACCGGGCATGAGCCGTCTTCTCCTTCCCGGGCGATGCCACTGGCTGGCTGCTTCCAGTCAGTCAGTGGCGGTCCCTTACGCCCAGCTTGCGGCCGTCACGCTGTCGCTCAGATACCAGTAGCGATCGTCGTAGAGCCCAACGCCGTACCAGGTGCGCGCCTTGTAGCGCCACACGTCGCGGGTGAACCACCCCTCGTTCGTCGCGTTGGGCAGGTTCTGGTCGACCAGCGTGAGCGGATCGACTTCCTGGTACACGGCGCCTTTGAAGCGGCGCCCGAGCAGCCAGTTGTACAGCCCAATCTGTGGCGTCGAGATGATGTTGGGCACCAGACCGAACAGCGGGTTCTGCTCACCGACGCCGCCGATCCCGCCGCCGGCCTGCGCGCCGTCCTCGCCCGACTGGACCCGCGCCGAACGGAGCAGTTGCGTCGCGGCGAAGACGACGTTCGCGCCGCAGACGAGCACATCCGGCTGAATGCCGAGGAAACGCAGCGAGCGCGCATCGCGCATCGTGGTCAGGGTCGTGTAGGCGACGATCAAGTTCGCGGGGGTGAACGTCGTCGTCCCGGTATTGTTGCCGACGAGGTTATCCGCGCTGGTGCGCGTGTAGTTGCCGGTGGTCGTCATCACACCCCAGAAGGCGTTGTCGATCTCCTCGCGCATCGCCTCGCCACGGTCACCGGCGAGCTGGCTGATCTGGTTCGTTTTGTCGAACCGGATCATTTCCTCCGTGACTTTGAGGATGTAGCCCTTCTTCACGTTGCGCACGGTCTTCGGGGCCAGCCCCGTCACCGTCACCTCAGGGTATTCCTCATCCTCGTCGACTCGCCCCGGCCGGCCCAGCCGCGAGAGCTCCAACCACATCTCGACTTCCTTGTCCGATGGTGCGTTGAGCGCGACCTCCTGATACGTCGTCTGGAAGTTGGCGAAGGCGTTGAAGAGGATCGTTTTGAAGCCGGCCCGCAGAAGATAGGGAAACTCCGTCGTGTGGATCGCCTCGGACAACTTGAGCACGCGCCCAGAGGGCAGGTGGAAGCCGTGGGCATCCAGCAAGGCGGTGACCCGCTGCCGGCCGGCGGCCGGGGCGCCATGGACATACCCCCGGACGTCCTCATTGATCGCCTGCCACTCCGCGGCGCTGCGATAGCCACGCCGTACCGTCTCGGGGAGCGCGATGCTGCCCTGGTACTGGTACTGGTACTGGCCGGCGCCCGGCCCAAACTGCGGCGGGCCAATCTGCACGGCGCCGGCGGCAGGGCCATCAGCCGGTGGGGCCGGCGGCGGGACGCCGGCGGCGGCCGCGATCGCGGCGTTGGGGGCCGGGATGGTGCCGTTATACACGAGCGGGGAGATCCGCTCGATGAAGTTGCGGATCTCGCCCCAGTGTTCCTGCGTCAGATAGGGAATGCGGCCCGTTTCCTGGGGAGCCGTTACCGTTACGTCAGGCATTGTCGTTTTCCTTTTGACTTTCCCCTGGTTACCGGTCCACGATCGGTGCGGCGAGCGTCAGCGGGTGGAGCAGGACGATGTCCCACTGCCCAGTCGCCGCATTGGTCACGACGCGCATGATCTGGCCGACCGCACTGGTCGGGTCAACGCTGTAGGTGAAGCTGGTGAAAATGCCAGAGGCGGTCTGTCCACCAGAGACAGAGACCTCCTGCGCGCTGTTGGCACTGAGCAGACCGCCCAGCGTGGCGGTCGCGCTCCACAGGGCACCCTGGCCCGTGCGGCCAGTCTGCCCGACCACACCGGAACCGGTTTGCACGGGGAAGACGTACGCGCCGGCCGAGAAGTTGGCCGTCACGGCCGACACCCGGAAGATGCCGCGCCGCCCGACCGGCATTTTGCCGTTGGCCGACGCCGAGCCGAAGGCGTCCCACATCGGGTTCTGGGCCAGGGCAATGCCGATGCCCGAATGCGGGAAATAGGCCGCCGCCGGCGTGCCGGTGGCCACCGCGATCACGCTCTTGCCGCTAAAGGCCAGGTAGTCACCACGCATCGCCGTGTTGTTCGTGGACAGCATGTCCACGTAGACGATGGCATCGTCTCCCTGGCGAGGGTCGCCAATTGCTCCAGGCATTGCTCTTACTCCGATACTCCGTGTACTGGCTCACCGCGCCTAGGCGGCACCATTGACTGTGTGACGAAGCCGCGCGGCCTCATCGCGACGGGCTTTCCATTCGAGGAAGTTCTCCCCGTCCTCGACGGGGGGCAGATCGTAGACCACGCGCTGCGCCGGCTGGCTCGGGGCCACTGGCCCGCCACCCTGTACGAGGATGGGGGCAGTCGCCGTGTGCGCCGCGAGCAGTGCCGACTGCGCCGCCAGGAAGGCCGGCCAGTGCGTCTCGTCGGCCACCGCTGTAAGGAGCTGGCCGAGCACCTGGCCTCGATAGGCGTAGGGAATGCGCGCCGCTTCGACGGCGTGCGCCGCCCGCGCGCCGCGCTCATAAAGCGCCACCTGGGCCTGCACGGCGTCGAGCGCCTGCGCCTGCGTCACGGCTGCTTCCTGTGCCGCCGTCACTGCCGCTTGCGCGTCGGCGAGCGCCGTCTGCACTTCAGCGAGTTGGGTCGCGGCCTCGGCCAACTGCTCGTCACGCCTTACGGTCTGCACCTCGCGCCGCAGACGCGCGACGAACTCCGGTCGAGCCTCGCGCCACTCGTCAAAGTCCAGGGCGGCCAACAGCCGCTGCATCAATTCGTCCCCATTGCTGGCGGCGAGCGCCTCGAAACGGCCGCCGGCCGCCGGCCGGGTCACGATGTCTACGCTATCGAAATCGATGAGCTCGGCGACGATCGGGCCCTCGCGCCCTTCGGCCTCACCTTTCTCGGTGCGGCCGATGCCGTTGATCGATAGGCCCATGAGCGGCTGGCCACTGGCGATGCTCTCTTCCGCCCAGGCCATGACATGCTCTTTGCGATCAGCAGCGCCCACCAGCTTGAGCTGGCCCTTGAGCGAACCGTCGTCCGCCGCAGAGACGTTGCGGTAGACACCCACCTGATCCATGATCGAGCGCTCGGGCCGGTCGCCCTTGAGCGGATGGTCGGCAAAGGCGCGGAGCCCCTCGAGCTTGGGCAAGGCCGCCGCCAGGGCTTCCCGCGGGTAGTAGCGGCCATTGAGCGACCAGCCGGGCCGGATCAGGGTCACGTCGAGCACGCCCTCAGCGCGGTTAGCAGCCTCGACCGTCACCTGCTCCAGCAGCACGCTGGTCTTCCGCCGAGGCATCGCTGCCGGTTCCCCGGCTTGCCCGGCGATGGCTTCTTTCTTGCTCGCGTCACCGCTGCCATCGCCGGCGAGCATGGCCTTCATATCGGTCAGGCTCATCTTGTGTTTCTTCGCCATGGCCGCCATGGCGTCATCATGGGAGAGGCCCTTGGCCATCATGGCGGCCATCTCAGCGCGCATACTGGCCGCGGATGGCGGCTTACCGCCCATCTCGCCCTGGCCATGCTCAGCCTCGTCGCTCGGTTCCAGCTCCGCTTGGCTTGCGCCCTCACCCTGGTGCTTGAAGAACTGAATCTCGCGTTCTCGCGCCTGCGCCGCCGCCTCGCTGTCGAAGCTGCCCAGCTGCTTCTTGCCATCGTGGCTGTAGAGGACGTACTTTCCGTCTTCTTTGCGGATCATCTCGGTTCGCTTGCTTGGTTCTGGCGGTTCTGGCGGTTCTGGCGGTTCCGGTCGGGAAAGTCGGGAAACACAAAAAAGCGCCGTCCTCGGCGACCAGGGGTCGCGCAAGAAGACGGCGCTCTATGGCGCTCAGCTATTCGGTTGAGGTGGACTGGGCTACTTCCTTACTTCGCTTCAATGGGGCCACGGCTTTTCAGCCGTGGAAACACCAGAAGAGCAAAGCACCTGGAAACTATCCTACAGCAGACTCGCGCGTGCTGTCAAGTCGGTGCGAGCGAAGAGGCTCTCGCCGGCCGATCAGGTCAAGCCGGCACGCTCCAAAATGGCCTCAATACGGTTAATGCGGGTGTGGTCATACATCTGCACGGAAAACAAGAAGGCAAGCACTTTGGCCTGCGCGTCATGGGCGGTCAGCTCATCCGGGTCAAGCAGTGCCAGATCAGTACCTGTGGCGATCATCAGCCCTTTGCCAATGCGGCGCTGCGCCATTCTCTGCTGCGCCTTCGTCAGACGAACATGCTCACGAGGGTGGACGACACGATAGCCGACCCCCTCTTCGACCTCCAACCAGCGATGCCGTAGATCACCCATCTCGCGACAGGCGCGATACAGCGGAGAACGTGACCGTTTGAATGGCCGCCCCAACGTCTCGTCAAGCTGGCTATAGGTAATCACGTCGCCTATAGCCACATTCGTCAGCAGGTCGTCGTAGATCCGTCGCCATTCCGGGACATTGACGACGGTCGGTAGCGGAGTGTGTTCGATGATGTCCATCCTCTCAATCCTCTTGTTGCTCTCCAGTGGTCGACGCCCCGCGGCGAAAGCCGCGAGATGTGGTCATCTAAATCGCGGGCGGAAACCCCGTGTCTTCAGACCGGGGAGGAAGCCCGCCTCCTTTCCTGGAATTGGTACAATCTCCATGAGCGCAAAGGCACTGCGGCGTGTCACCGCAGCAACGGTTTCGCGCCTTAACAATTCAGGTTGCAGGTTCCGCCGCGCAGCCATACGGCGGGTAAAACGTGAAGTGCCAGGGCTTCGGCCCTGTGACACGCAGCATGGGCTACACGCCTGTGCTGCGGGGCGTGTTGTCGAGCGCCCCAACGTCTCGGAATTGCGGAGTGCTGTTCGCATCGCTCGTTGCTTTCAGGGACAAGCTTCCGGCTTCAGCCGGAAGTACTTGACAAGATATTCCCTGCCTTGCCCGGCCCTGCCTTGCCCTGCCTTGCCCGGCCCCGCCTGGCCCAGCCCAGCCCTGCCGTGCCCTGCCCCGCCCCGCCTGGCCCCGCCTGGCCCCGCCTGGCCACGCCTGGCCCTGCCGTGGACTTCGTGGCCCGTAGAGAGGCGACCAGCCATCCCTACAGAAGGGAGCCTCGCCCTGCCCTGCCGTGCCACGCCACGCCACGCCCCGCCGTGCCCAGCCTGGCCCTGCCATGCCCAGCCCGGCCCTGCCCAGCCGTGTTACTCGGCGGTCTGGTGCTTGTGGTCGTCGGCGGCAATCTCAGCGGTAAACCGGCCGTAGCCCAGCTTGCGTGCGTCGCCGAGCCCTTCCATCCGTCCAGCGCTCTGCACAATACGAGTCAGCATATCGAGATTCATCACATCCTCTAGAAGCTCTGCCTCAACCGTCAGGCGCCACTGACGGAAGCAAGGCCGCACGCGAATGACCTTGCCGCGCTGGATGCCGACGAGCCGCCGATCGTGGTAGAGCGGTTTCGCCCAGAGCTCGACTGGCTTGCGCGGGCCATCATACTGGAGCGCTACTCGATCGGTGGTGACCGCAAACGCGCGCACGACATTGGTTCCCTGGCGCACCACCTTGGCAGCGTTCTCGAAGCAGCGCACCAGGTTTGCCGTGGGAATGTACGGCCCTAGCGCGGGATCGTGATAGAGCCCGCCCATAAATTCCAGCCGCTCGATCTCCACATCGTCGGCCTCCGTCCGGTTCGTTTTCTTCGCGGTAATCTCCGCAATGGCCTTGGTCAGCTCATCCGCTTTGTCCGCGAGGCGGACGTTGTGCATCAAGAGCGTCGTCGTCCCGGTGAGTTCAATCAGCACACGCATGGTGTGTCGTCTTTCCTTTCGTGCCTTGCCGTGTCGTGTGTCCTTGCCTTGCCGTGCCTGGCCCCGCCTTGCCGTGCCTGGCCGCGCCTCGCCCGGCCTCGCCGCGCCATGGCATCTTGGGTTGTGCACCAAGCTACGTTCTTCTACTACTACAACGTACACGTTTCGCGCACGTCTCGTTACGCAGTAAAATCGTGACACGCAGAGAAGGTGACAGCGCGCAGGCGCTCTAGAGGCGAGAGGCAAGAGGCCGTCGTTACCGCGCCGCCCTGCTCAGCATCCTCACGCGCCCAGCCTGGCCATTGAGCGAGCTGAGCGACGGGCCGCCCTCGTAGGCCGACACACTCGCCGAGACGCCGGCATCAGAGACGTAGAGCACCGTGAGCTGGCGGCAATGGGAACGCCGGCAGCAGAGGTCGATCTGGGCCGACACGCCGGCGCCCAGAGGGCCATAGACCCGTAGGTAGCCGTACGGCGTGTGGCACATCTGGCAGCGATACTCCCAGATGTGGGCCGTGTGCGCCTGCGGATGCGGCACTGTCCCCGCATGGCGGGCGCTCTCGCTCAGGCTCAATGCTGACGCGACCACCGCCTGCGCACTGGGCGAGATGGCAGGCAGCAGAGCGGGCGGACGGAAGCCGAGCCAGCCGGGCGGTGTGGTCATCGGTGGTTAATCCTCTTCCTCTTCCGCTTCCACTGGTGGACCGGCAGCGAACCGCTGGATCGACAGCGCAAGGGCATGACACGCCTCGGGAAGCGTGCGGCCGCCGGCATTGATGCACTCGCGCCGGTCCCACCACCACGAGTCGTAATCGTCTGGCATATCCGGACCCGCGGCGGCGCCATCACTGACATGCCTGATCAGACGGAACTCGCAGCGATCGCGGTAGTACGTGCCGGTGCCCCGATCCTTCAGGCGCAGCTCCCACCCAGCCGCCTCGGCATCGGCACACAACGCAGTGAGATCACCTGCGCGCGCCGCGGCCGAGAGCTCAGGCAGCCGGTTGCGCGGTGGTTCCGTCCTCTTGAGTCTTGCCATCTTTTTCACCTGTCTTCGTCGTCGTCTTTCCCGTTCGCTCCAGCCTCTTGCCGCGCTGCTGACGCAAGCCGCCGTCCTCGTCGTCAGGGATACCATGTTCCGCCGCCCATTGCTTGTAGGTCTTGCGCGGCTTTGGCTCGAATTGTTCGAGGCCAGTGAGGCCCAGCTCGGCAAACGATTTGGACACTGGCAGCCAGGCGCAACGACAATTGTGTACCACTATTCCGTTGCAGATGTATAATGAGTACATACCATCCTGGAGGTCGTAAACATGTCCGTGACACGCTATCCGCCTGATGGCAACGATTGGATCGAGTGTTATCGCGCTGGCGCATCGTTGGCGAAACTGGCGAAGCAATACCGAGCCGCTGCTGAAACCGTGCGATGGTGGCTGATCGAGGCGGGCGAGCCCATCCGTGATCGAGTTGAGTCGTCGCGCAGTGCCATGCGCACTTTGCGCCGCCGGTTGCCCCTCGAAGACAGCCTGGTGCGGCTGTACCACCAAGGCGTGTCGATCAAGCGCCTGGGCGAACTGAACGGGATCGATCGCAGCGCGATCACCCGGCGACTGCGTGATGCTGGCGTTCCCATCCGCGGACGCAGCGAGAGCATGTACATCCGCATGGCCCAGACTACTGCCAAGGATCGGCAATGGTTGACCGCCGCCGCCAATGCGGTCCAGCGTGGCGTGCCAAAGACCTGGGATGATCTCTGTACGAAGGCCATTGGCCGGCAACAGAGGCTCTCCCATGTCGCACCCGCTGAGCAAATGCTGGCGAAGTGGCTTCGCCAGCGCGGCGCGCCAATCACGCCCCAACTCGCCATCGGCCCGTACAACGTGGATATTGGCATCCATGAACCGCCCATCGCCGTGGAAATCTTCGGCGGCGGCTTTCATGGAAGCGGCAAGCACGCCATCCGCATGCATAAGCGCACCAAATACCTCCTCAATCAGGGATGGACGCTCATCATCGTGTGGGTAGACGGTCGCGCCGATCCGCTCACCGAGGCCGTAGCTGACTACGTGGTCGCCCTCGCACAACAACCCAGCAGCGACCCATCCATTCGGAGTCGCTACCGGGTGATTGGGGGTAACGCGCAACCGGCGACCGTGCGCAGTACACACTTCAATGACGACGCCTTCATAGAGGCTCTTGGTCGCCGCGACTAGGCTGGGCACCGCTACCCACTGCCCGGGCAGCACACAGCGAGCATGCAATGGGATCGTCGGCGCCGCCGGATCATCGATCGCCCAGCTCTTGCCGTCCAGGGCGCGACACCGAGATTCGGTGATACGGTCGTTCGTCGCCTGCCATTCTTTCTCGGCGACGACATCGGCATTCGCCGCCATCACGGCCTCGGCGCCGGTCGCACTGGCCCGGATCAACTCTGTCCTGACCAGCAGCTCCGCGTGTTTCCGTGGGGTCATCCCACGGCGTACGGGCTTGACGTTCAGTGCATCGGCCGCCGCCTGCCGCCGGGCAGCGACCGGCCCCTCGCCGACCGTGACGCCGAGCAGCCGCAGCAGCCGTGAGGTCGCCTGCGAGACGCTCTCCCCTTCGAGCTGCGAAAGGGCAATCGTGCGCCGCAGCGACAGCAGCAGCGCGGGCCGTTGCTCGGCGTACCGCTCGAGGTAGGTCATACCCTGGTACGGGTGCAGCACGGCCGCCATGACGGCTTGATGCGGCAGGACGGGTGCCGTGACGCCGAGCTGAAGGGGCAGTTGCTGATCGAGCGTCCAGGAAGTGCCGTAGTAGCTCTGGCGGTAGGCCTCCATCGTCGCTCGCAGGGTCTCGTCGCCGGCTGCCTGCACCATCCGCTGCATGGCGACATCCACCTGCTGCATGAGGGCCTGGAGACGTGCTGCCTGCTGCTGCGCCGAGAGGGGTACACGGCCGGCGGCGAGCGCCTGCGTCCAGGTGTGCTCACCACCATAGTCCTCGATAATCCGCCGCCACTGCTCAGCCAGCTCACGCCCGCCCTCGGCATAGTACGCGCTCACTCGCCGTAGCGTCTCGGCGACCTGCCCGTTAATCCGTTGGCGTACCCAATCGACATTCTGACGCGCCTGGCGGCGGGCGGCATCGGTATCGGTGTCTTGCTGAGCCGACTGGCGGGATTTGCGCGCCTTCGCCTCAGTCTGATGCACCGCTACGAGGCGACTGGTCCAGTGCCAGCGTGGATAGTCGTCATAGTTGTCATGGAAGGTCACGGCCGGAAACGCTCCACGACACCCCCCGTATCGTCATCGTAGCCGTCATCATCTCCCGGCTCACTTCCATGTTTGCTCGCATCAGCGTCGTCGGCTTCGTCGGCCAATCGGGCCTTGCGCGCGTCGGCCTGAGCATGAGCCGTCAGAGCCGCCATTTCCTGCATCTTCTGCCGCACCTCGGCCAGCGCCCCCGCCGGGGCGGTGAGCGGGCCGGCGATAGGCAGCGGCTCGGCGGGTGGCACGAGGGCACTACTCAGCGTCCCGGCGGCGGTTACCGTTGCCGGGACCGTCCCAGCGGAAATACTGAAGGATGCCCGAGGCTCCGCAGGTTCCTGGAAAGCAAGGGGCCGCGGCACAAAGCGGCCCCGGCCATCTATCACCGGACCAGGCAGCCAGGCTGCCGCATCAGGCGCGACCGCCAGCAGCCGATCAAGCGCATGATACGCCTGCGCCGCCGAACAAAAGTCGTGATCATCGGCGGCTACCAGCTCATGAACGACGTAGCCCAGATCGGGCGCATCTGCTGCGGCTGCCGCAGTAGAGCAGCGCACTAGATAGAGCACGCGATAGCCCTTCTGCTGCCGCGCGGCTTCAAGAGCAGCGATCTCTGAGAGTTTCATCACGGTGTGGGTGCCGGCGTCCGTTCGAGAACCATTACTGTTCCCTCTCGCACAGGCAAGCTGTTGCGGTGGGACGTACACACAAAGCCCTGCGTGGGTGGCACACGCGGATGATCCCACTGATACCCAGATACCAATATGTGCCGTTGCCACCGATAGCCGGACACCACGGCCCGCTGACAGAAGGGGCACCAATAGGAGACGTTCGCATCTCCATCACTCATCGGTTCGTGTCGCATCTCCCGCTCATCGGAACTCATGGACCCATCACCTCGGGGTCGGCGTCCAGGTAATCGTCATCGACAAGCCGGTGCTAGGCGGGATAGTGTTGCGGCACGGGCCACACAGGAAGCCCTGTTGCCCGAAGAAGGACGAGCTCCACCAGTAGCCGGACGCCACCTCGCGGCAACACGACTGGCACCAATAGAATCCGTTGCCCCCTGCCGTGAGGGACGCCGCCGGCCCTGGTGCCGGTTCACGGAGCACCTTGAACGTACCGAAGTTACCAGTCATGCGCGCAGCACCTCTCGATCCTTCGTCCACCCTTTTTGCTCTGCCTGCTTCGCGGCCACAAGCAAGGCTTCCCCATACGTCTCCCGGTCGGTGAGCAACGTCTGATCCAGCCGCGCCTGTTCACGCTGATCATGGCTCACTACGACCTGGCTGCGTCGGGCAATGACGCGCTTGATCGGCGGATCGCTGCGCGTCGGCGGCTCTACGGTCACCGTCCAGCCATTGTGCAACAGCAACAAGAGCGCGTCTACCTCCGCCGAGGCCAAGAGCGCTCGGCCGTCCTCACCATTCACGGATCTCTGCTCCATTGAGCGCCTCGCCACAGTTGAGACACAGTAAGAGTGTCCCCCGCTGCTGGCCATCGCGATAGCCCGCCGCCAGGCGCACGACGGGGATGGCGGCGTAGAGCGGGCATTTGCACTTGGGACAGGCCGTGTCCTGCTGGCGTGGCGTGAGGCCGGCTAGGTCGAGCTGCCGCACCGATGCCGGCAGCAGATAGGTCCCCATGGCCGTGGCCACGGGCTGCGACATGGTTGCCGGTGGCGGTGCCGGTGGCGTCTGCGCAGGCCGCACCGTGTAGGCCTCCGGTTCCCTAGGCTGTGGCTTCGCGGGTTTCGTATCGCGTACGAGTGTGGTCATCGTGTGGTGTTGCCTCCTACCGTACTTCCAGCCGGCACCCGGCCGTTCGTGCCGTTCGTGCCGTTCGTGCCGTTCGTGCCGTTCGTGCCGGGAATATCGTCTGCCCCCGGCTGTCCGAGCAAGTCCAACTCGTCGTCGTCATTGCTGATGAAGCCCGCCGCGGCCCGTGCCGTGTCCGCCTCGCGCTCCGCCTCGATCCGCTTGATCTCCAGTTGCGGATCGCGCCCGAGGTCCTGCATCGCCGTCTGCCGCGACACGAGTTCCTGGCCTAGTTGCAGGACCAGCGCCTCGGTCAGGGTCTTCGGGTCTTCCTTCGCCGGCGGCGGATAGGCGAGGTCGAACGCTTCCAGCGCCTTGATCAACTTCGGTTCGCCGGTCACATCGTCAATGATCGGCTCGCCCTCGCCGTCGATCTCGGGTTCCTCGTCCTCGACCAACCCAACGGCGATCGCCGTTTCCACCACCCGGCGATAGATCGGCCGCCAGACCTGGTTCGCCATCACATCCTGATAGTCGGCAAAAAGCCGGTTGGCCGGGGACTCTTGTGAGCGCGTGCTCGCGAGGTTGGAGTTCTCGGCATCGCCCGCGTAGACATATTCTGGCAGATTGAGGCCTGCCGCGGCGGCGAGCTTGATCTGCCGGCCGTCTTCCGCCACCTCGGCCGCGCCGATCTTCGGTTCCACCGTTTCGAGCTTCTGATTGTCCGACGTAACGAGAATAGATGCCGGCGGCGGCGCCACGCGGTACTGATTGCGCAGCGTGCTGATCTGCGCCGCCGTCGCATTCGCCACGGACAGGTGAAAATAGATGTTGCCCTTGTAACGGTTGATGCGCGCCCGATCTTCCAGCCAGTCCTTGTACAGCTTGAGCCAGGGCAGGACCGCCAGCAGCTCGGAACGGCCACGGCGCTCGTACGCCAAGAGGTTGATGGGGACATGCAACACGTCGGCCGCCGGGATTTCCTGTGGCCCATCATCTGGATACGTGCGCTCGGGCACATCACCGGTGAAAAGCTGGACCCAGTACGCACGCACCCGACGGCGGAACTGCGGTTCACTGCGGATTTCCAGGACCCACCACGGCGGCAGTGGGTCAATCACGACTTGCGCCGAGACTGGCGCGCCGCTCGCCCGATCGACGGGCGCCGGCGTCATCCGCACGAACAGTTCGCCGTCGATCAACAGTTGCTCGCAGAACTGTTTATCGTAGGCCTCGATGGCATTCTCGGGCAGCGTACGGAAGGCTTCGAGCACGGTCTTCACGCTGGCGGCGCGGTAGGTCATCGTATGGCCCTGAGCTACCGTGCTGGCGCGAATGATTCGGATGGCGCCCTTGGCCCACGGGTTGCGCTCCCAGGCAGCGTGCGCGCGGCGCCACATCACCAGGCGCTCCTGCCAGGTCATCTCCGCGAGGTCGTAGTCTTCGCCGCGAATGCCGGCCGCGCGCCGATAGGGCGGCCCCGGCTCGAAGTCGTACAGGCCGCTCGGCTGCTCGGCCGTATAGGACGCCTCGCGGGCGCGCAGTACCTCTCGCAGCTCTGGATCGCTCACCTCGGCGGCATCCAGATCAACGAAGGCGGCGCCCAGACGTTGCCGTAGAAGTTGGCCGTACTGATCGACCAACCCATCGCTTCCTGGTGGTGTTGCAGCCATCGTCCTGATGCTCTCTCCGTCCTGATCCTACGCGAGTGCGTCTAGCCAATTATGCCTCTGCAGACCCGCGCGGCCCCTGGCCCACGAGCCGCCAACCCGGCTGCTCGCGTTGCACCTGGCCAGGACCGCGCGGGCCGTCAATGTATTCCACGCCATCGTCCACGCCGATTGCCATCGCTGGTGACGCCGGGATAATCGCGATATCAGCCGGAACCGTGCTCGGCGATATCGTACCCGATGTCGATGATGGCGGCGCTTGCGCCCCGGCCCGGCGTACCTGCTCGGCGGCCGCCGCCGCCTGACAGAGACGCACGAAGGCGGCGCACGCTTCGGGAGACATGCGAAGAAACATAGTGCTAATACTCCCGATCACTCCCCAGGCTCGTCCAGTACGGATCAGGCAAGATCACCTCGACGGCCCCACTCGACGCTCCTGCGAGCACGGCATGCCAGGCCAGCGCTCGCGCGATAACCGTATCGTCATGCATGCCGACCGGGGCGGTATACGTCGCCCGGTTGGTCTGCGGATTCACCCGCCGCTCGTAGCTTTCCAGCTCGCCCTTCCACAGGTCGTCCGCCTGCCACTGGCCTTCGACGCGCTCAAAGGCCAGCACGAGGCTCTCAATGAGTGGCGGCTTTGAGCTCGCGGTCGTGAGGAACGGCGTCACGGGCAGATCGTCGCGCTGGAGCTGCTCGATGATGGGCACGCCGGCCGCGTTCTGCTCCGCCACAATCTGCCCAATCTGCCAACGGGCATGCAGCGTCCCGAGACGCGCCCGTTGCAGCGCGTAGTCGATCTGGTGAAACCGATCGCGGGCCACCTCACACCGACAGGTACGGCAGACCACCGAGATGGCCGTGAAGTCCTGCATGCCCCAGTCGACGCCGGCGACGAGCTCATGCCCGGCATGCTCTTCCGGCGTCGTGTGCAGCGGCGCCCCCAAGCAAGCGCCGAGGTTCCGAAAGACGGCGCCGGCGCTTTCGAGAAACTCGGCCAGGATCTCCTGCCGGTAGGCATCCTCGGTCATATCCTGCGTGATCTCCGCGAGGGCGGCCCGGCTCAAGTAGGGGTTGTCATAGCTGGTGAAGTGGAACGCGGCCCACCGGCCCGTCTCGTCCTGCACGGCACGCTGATAGAGGGCGAAGGCGTGGTTGCGCCGCTGCGGCGTGAAGATGAAGACGGCATCGCCATCATTGTCGAGCAGCATCGGGGCGCCTACCTGGTCCCAGGCGTCGGGGCTCATCAGCGAATATTCATCCAAGATCAGGAGGTCGGCGTAGTCACCGCGGAGTGAGTCGGCGTCCCAGGCGGTCTTGGTGCGGATACGTCCGCCGCCCGGAAACGTCAGCAGCCGCTCAGTCTCGTTCTTGTGGATGTAGCCGCCGATGAGCGCGTCATTCAGGGCTCGCTTACAGGCATCCCAGAAGGCCGCCGTCTGGTCGGCCGTGGGCGCGGCTTCGAGCACGCGCCGGCCCCGCAAGGCCGCCTCGACGGCCAAATCGGCCACGCCGGTGGTCTTGCCGCCACGGCGGCCGGCGACGATGCACTTGCGGCGGGCCGGCGAGTGCAGGAAGGCGGCCTGTTTGGCGTGTGGCTGGTGGAGATGAATGAGCACCTCGCGTGAGTCACGCACCGGCGATGATGCCGCGGTGCGTGTACGCTGCTTGGTGGCTGTTGCGGTACCCATGACGCTTGCTGTCTCAGTCCGCCGCCGTCGCCGGCGGACCCAACTCCTTCACCGTCACGTCGACCAACTCGGCATGCGACTCCTGTACCGCCGGCGCACGCCGTTCTGTACTGCCGCCATAGACCACACGGAATACCAGATCCTCACCGTTCTTGCCGGTAAGCTCGCCTTTTGTCGGTGCCTTCGTGCCCAACAAATCCGCTTCCTGGCTGAGCGCCGCCAGCACCGTGTTCAACGCGGAGACCGCCCACTCTGGCGGCTTCTTGACGATCCGCGCCACCTGCCGCACGGCAGTCCCTTCCGATGACGGTGGCCCGACCCGTTCGGTCGTCGTTTCTACGCGCTCTTGCTGCGAGGCCTCCCATGCCCGCCAGGCCTCGCTTCGCACCTCTGCCAGCTCTTCCAATTGCTTCCGCCGCTGCGCATCAACTCCACTCAGTTGAGTCTGTTTCCAGCGCCGATCCAGCTCCGCGAGATCGCGATGGATTTGTGGCTGACCAACGCCGAAGCGCCGCGCGAAAGACACCTGGGTTACGCCGCGGCGCAACATCTGCGCCATTTCGGCCAGATCGCGTTCGCGTTGCTCTTTCGAGCGCTTCGGCCCAGTCTGCTGGGGCATATCGTTCCCGTATTATCGTTCCTGGCTACGCATAGGTGAGGGGAGTCGGGACCGGCTTGCGGCCGGCGCCAGGGCGTCGGGTCGCCGTCATGACGAGGCCGCCTCCCGACGCGGCTCGAGGCCCATCCCCGCCATTCTTTCTAAGACCACGGCCACATACTTAGGTGCAAGCTCGCATCCGTAGCACAGGCGGCCCAACTGTTCGGCCGCCGCCATCGTGGTACCACTCCCCAGGAATGGGTCATACACCAGTTCACCCGCCCGAGTGGAGTTCTCGATGGCCCTCGCCACCAAGGCAACCGGCTTCATGGTCGGGTGCTCGGGTGATTTCGATGGCCGGTCAATCTCCCACACCGTGTCTTGCCGACGCCCGCCATAGAAGCGGTGCCCCGCGTTGGGGAGCCATCCATAGAAGATCGGCTCAGCGCGCCAGTGATAATCCACGCCCAACGGCGCGAAGGTTGCATTGTTCTTCACCCACTGGATGGTTTGCCGCCAGATGCCCCGCTCCTTGAGCACCTGCCCGAAGAGCAGATGTAGCGGCCCCGCCGGGGCCGCTACATACCACGCGGCCCCGCCGGAGCAGTGCGCAATGGCGTGGTCGAATGCCTGCTGAAGCATGGCCACCAGACCCGACTCATCCAGCGTGTCGTTCGCCAGGTTTTCCTCAACTCGATTGCTCCGAGCAGTCGAGTTGAGGTACTTATTCTTGTCGCCGATCGCCACGCCGTACGGCGGGTCCGTCCACACCATTTCAGTCCGCTCGCCCGCCATCAGCCGCGCCACGTCCTCGCCCCTCGTACTATCCCCGCACAGCAGCCGATGCGTCTTCCCCGACACGGTGTAACTCGGGATCAGCCACAACTGCCCCGATGCGGTCTGCCATTTCACCTGCAGCTCGGCCGCGCGATCAAGCTGCGGCTCGGGCACGTCCCCTGCCGGCAACCCGCTGCCGCCATACTCCAGCCCATTCGTCTTCGCCAAGTTAGTCAGAAATACCTGGAGCGCTGCGTCTCCTGTCGTCACGTCATGCAGCAGCGCATCCAGGGCCTCGGTATCGTGCACCGCGAGCGAGCCGATAGGATCGAACGTCGCCAGCGCCAGTGCCTCCTGCTCGGGCAGGAGGTCAACGTAGGCGACTGGCACGACCTTTTCACCGCGGCTGATCGCCAAGCCAATCCGCGCATGACCATCAAGCACGTGTTGCGTCTGGCGGTTAATTATCACCGGCGCGAGCCAGCCAAGCTCACTGATCGCCGCACCAAGCGCGACTTGCTGAGCACGTGGATGGATCTTGGCATTTTGGGGGTGAGCCAACAGTTGCGTCGGAGCCTCCTCGCCGTACCCCACAATAGCATTTCTCCAGGACCCGGCCGGCTCAGTCATGATATGCCCTTGCGGCTTCGTCTACGTCGCCGCGCTCGTTGTCGACTCGATACCCTTCCGTAACGGTCTAGCAGTCCTCAAGGTTCCATCCTCCCGCTCTCGCGCTCTCCCTCTCGTTTCGGTTCCCACCCCAGTACCCGCCGGCTGGCCCGCAATGCCGCGACACACACGTCCAGCCGGTTGGCCGTCACCGCGCGCAGGCCGCCCACCCGCACGGTGTAGAGCGGCGCGCCCCGCTTGTCTCTTTGGTAGACGACGGTGGCGGCTTCGTCGTGCAGCCAGTCAAGCCAGTCGGGGACGGCTTTCGTGTTGTTCGTGCTGTTCGGTATCAATCGGGCTCCTTTCGCACGACCCGCCGATAGTGGTTGACCGCCACACGCTCGAACTCGCCTTTCTCAACGAGGCCGTAGTGACCCAAGAACGCGCTGCCGATCGTCGAGTGGTTGCGCCCGGTGGCCTGCGCTACCTCCCGTACGTGGACCTCACCGCCATGCGTGGCCGCCCAGTCACGTACGAGCTGCCTGGCTGGCGGCTCGCCAAAGGACAGGCGACGCGTCCTCACCGTCCGCCGATCTGCTGTCTGGGCTGCGCCCGCCTCACGCGCCCGTTCAGTCACTTCGGTAGCTCGGTCCGATGCAGCAAGGGCACTGAGCTCAGCGGCCACGGCGGCCAATGCCGGCGTCTCTCCCTGCCGGTACGGCTCCCAGGCATCCTCATAGGCCCGCTGCGCCGCCAGCAGCGCGACGAGGTCGCGTTCGGCGGCCTCCAGGCGGCGCTGCAGGCCGCCGAGCTCCTCGCGCAACTCGCTTACTAGGTGCGTACGTGTGGCGATTAGGGCCGCGAGGTCAGTTGAGAAGTTTCCGTCGGTCCCCCTGGCAGCGTTGGGGGCCGCTGGTGCCGCCCGAGCAGGGAGCACGGTCCCAACAGCGGCCGGCGTGGCCGGCACCTCGGCCCCGGCCGCCGTCATCGGCCCTTTGCTAGTAAGTGATGCGGTCTGCATCGTCTGCATCATCTTGGTCTGTCCTTTCTCGTGCTCAGTGTTCCCGTACCGCACCGGATGGCCCGCCGCCCGGATGGCCCGCGCCACGCCATCGACATCGTCCTGGCTCGCCGTGCCGGCGAGCACCTTGGCGGCGGCGGCGTTCCAGGTATCCAGCAGGGTGGAGGGCCAGTTCCAGACATCAGCTTCGGGCAAGACGAGCATCGGGGTTACTCGCTCGTCTCGGACCGAGGCGCCGTCTCGATCTTCCCGCCCGGCAGCACCCGCGCCTCCAGCCGGTACGCCGGACGCCGCCGGCACTCGCGGCAGAGATGCCAGTGCGACCGGCGATGCGTCGCGAGGTTAGGGCAGCGGCCGCCCTCGATGATGGCCTCGCACTGGGGCAGTGCTGGTGCGGGCATCAGTCGTGCGTCTCCTCATCTCCCTCGTCTCCCAGCGCGGCCAAACAGCGCTTGAGGTGCTCGCGTACCCGCCGCCGGTGCCGCCGGCGCTGCCACCACGCCGTGTGCGGCCGGCCGGCGTCGTCGCAGCGCTCGGCGTCGGCCAGCACGAGCAGGAGTCTTCCAAACTCACCGCGCACGTCCAGCAGATTGCCGAGGAACGCGGCGCACTGCTCGGCGTCCCAGCCGTATTCGGTCACCTGCGGATAGGTCGCCACCACCTCGGCCCAGCCGCCACGCACCAGGTAGCCAGGGAAGCACCACAGCGGCAGCCGGCTGCGGCCAACCGTGATCGAGCCGCTAACACGGTCGTCATCGACCACGAGGCCGGGATACAGTCCCGCCGTCTCTTCGGCCGGCTGCCGCCACGGCCAGGGTGGCGGGTGTTGCTTGTTGACCGTCATCTAAATCGCGGGCGGAAACCCCGTGTCTTCAGACCGGGGAGGAAGCCCGCCTCCTTTCCTGGAATTGGTACAATCTCCATGAGCGCAAAGGCACTGCGGCGTGTCA